TCTATTCAGCAGATTCAGCTCTATTCTTCTCAGTAGCTATATCATTGCCTAATTTAGTTTCAGCAGCACGAGCAGTAGAAGCTTCTTTATCTATATTACTTTGTAAAGTAGCTAAAGACTATTCTAATGAATCTGAATCAATAGCAATACTAATTACATTATCTTCACTAATACTAACATCTTTACCTGGTTTTAACTTATTAATTAAGTCATTATAATCACCAGATGTAGCTACTGGTTTAAAATCTGGTTTACCAGTAATATTATCCCATTGTACAGCTAGATCACCAGATGCACTAATCACATTAGTTTCTTGATCAATTTCAATGTTTAAACCAGCAATGAGTTTCTTCTAATACTTTGCACGTATATCAGCAAATGTATCAATCATCTCAGTATGAAGTTCCTATAACTGATGCTGCTTAACAAAGTCTAAGAAATCTTTAGATGTAACAATACCAGCTGATCCAGTAGATGCTATAGGTAAAGATATAGAATCATCGCTTCCATCATACTTAAACATTACCATTGTAATATTATTAGGATTAGAAGTATTAAATTGTATATCCTTTATTACATCTTTTACTTCTTCATCATCTACTTTACTATCTACATCTCCAATATCTGCCTTATTATTAAGTAGATCGTTTATCTGTATCTTAGTATAGTAGTTGCTAAGATCAGGTGCACCTCCAGATGCAGCTAATCTTACCCATTTGGTTCCATTGAAATATTTAATGCTACCACCATAAGGATTATCAGATAGGTCAACCCAATAGTCTATTTCTTCTGGATTAGGCTGAACAGATGTTGCAAAAAATATTATTCTATTTTGTACCATATTTAATTAATTAAATGTGTGAAATTTTAAGTGAGAACTTTCAATGTTTCGTTACTAATCCTCATTAAGAATTTATGTTTTTTACCAAGTGGTACGGTCTCTTTCCTAAGGTGGCAAATATATGATATTAGTTGGTAGTGATATTAATTTCTTAGCTAACATTAGGACTGGTATTAGTGATACTATTATCAGACTTCAAATAGAACAAACCTGAATTAGTACTGTCATTCAAATTACTACTGAGTGCGGAAAGACAACCTTATTTTAAAATCATTAGATATATATTAATCTACAGCCAACACGAGGACCGGCATCAGCGATACCATTAACAGACCCCAAACAGAACAAACCCGAACCAGTACCGCCATGCAAACGACCACCGAGGAAAACAGCTCTATCTATTGTGCTATTATTTGAGTATGCAAAGTCTGTGAAGTAACTGCCTGAATTATTATGAGTAGCTGTACCTGGTAGTACAAATAATTCAAATTGTGGAGTATACTATAAGTCCTTATACCAATCACTAGTAATCACTGTACTACATTTATATTCATAATCTTCAAGAGAAGTACTTGAAAATTTAGATTTATCTTCTGTATAATATACATCGTTAACACCTGTTTCAGCATTATAGTGTACTACAACATCTACAGTATTTTTCCATACTTGTCCAAAAGGATTCTCTATGCCTCTGTACCTATTAGCTTTTCTAGTTACTGTACTAGTAACACTTCCATCTGCATCTGTGTTATCAAATTGCTGAGTTATTTGTCCAGATCCATTACCTAAACTATCTGTACATCCACAAGTAAATACAGAATAAGTACTTACATTATTTATTTTTATTACTCCTTCTGTAGCACCATTTCCTAAACCACCTTGTTTATATCCTTCTGCTGTAAGCTAGTCATTAACAGGTAATTGAGAATTCATATTTGCATACTCTACAATGTAAAGTAAAGCAATAGCTTTGTGCATTTTATAAGTATATGCATTCCAATGATCATTACCATTAGCTCTAGCATATGTCTAATAATTAACTCTACTTTGAGATACTGTAGGTTTAGATGTTTTATTATTGATAGACTTTAATACCTTATTATCATTTACAGCTTCATATGCAGATACATATGATTTAGGGAAATGCTCAGCTCCACTTACCTGTCTCATATATAATCTCAATTCTACATTATTGTCTTTTACTATAGTTAAAGCCCAAAACTCTGGTATCTCTACCATTGTATTTAATGTGTAATCTCTTTCACTACCATCTTCGTATTTAGTCCAATCTGTCGGATTTAAATACTTAACCACTCCATCAGAAGTTACAGTACAACCTTTCATCTAAGACTATAACGGTAAAGTTTTATGATAAGATTCTTCACCTATTCTAGTTCTAGTAGAACTAGCCTATTCCATAGTAAAAGATATACCATAGTAACTAGAGTTATCATATACTAACTAGTTACCAACATATGCCTTACTAATTGGTTTAGAACCAACATATAATTCTTTAATATTTATGTCACCTAGATTAATCATTTTTCTTCAGGTATTAAATACAGAGTTGTAGCTTTCGGTTCTAATGCTTCATACTCTTCTTTTGTTTTAACTAGTATTTCATCAACATCTGATGTTAGTTTATTAACTTTAGTAGTAAGCTATTTAGTAGTATTTTGCAATTCCTTAATAGCTTCACTTTGAGCATTATCTGTATCATCGTTCAAAGGTAACCATTTACTACCACCAGCGTAATATTTGATTACATTACCTTTTGGATCTGCTGCTAAGTCAACCCAGTAATCAAACTCTTTAGGATTTGGAGCTATATAGCTTCTTGTTATTCTTGTCATATACGTATATTTTAATTATTAATTCTAATGTAATGCAAATTGCACTAAATTTTTACATCCGTTGGGATCACAATATTGTATTACTGGTCTAGCTACTCTAACTGCACCAGTATTGTTAGTGTCAAATACTACACTAATATTATCTGTATTTACTATAGGATGCATCCAATCTTGACCACCAACAAAAGATAATCTACCTAATGTTCTATTAATAGGTATACTAATTACCTCGCCTTCTTTAGCTATACGATGAGGGGTCATATTATATGCATTGGCTAATTCTGGTATAATATTAATAGCAGAACTATCCTAATACATAATACTGTAAAATATAGTTTCTTTATCCATATTGTTATAACGCATTTTAAGGCGTTTTAAGCCATTTTCTTTATTAAATGAACAACTTATCCATTAAACTCTAAAAGCCTCTTAGAAGAGTCCTTAGGCACGTAACAATCAATGTGGCTCCACCCGTCGGTATTAGCTTCTAATCTAATAGGATATTCAAATAATTCAGCGTTCTATCTTACTATATTATTCACTGTATTACTGTCTAAATCCTTTACATTAAAGTCTATCGCTTTACCAAGTGCGTGAGCCGATAAGTAAATATTATTTTTACTCTTTACTAACTAACACATATTACAACGTAATCCTCTCTATGAGAACTATCCGCCAGATTTCCAAGTATTAATAGTAATAGGTTTATTGAATATCTTAGTACGTAGTATATACAAAGTACTAAGTAATTCAGTACTTATAAACTACCAAGAAGTTTCACCAAATTTAGAATAACAGTGAGGGCACACTAATTCTTGTATTCCGAAGTATTTACTTACTTCTTTTATTAATTCGTTTCTACTCATCATACTACACTAGCATTTATAGTTTTAGCAGATACATCAAATGTTAAAATAGTTTTCTTACCGTCTTTTCTACTATTAATAAAGTATATATTATCTTCAGTAGAATCACTAGCTCTAAAGTGCATAATAGGTCCAGTAGTACCTTCAACGCATAGTTCCCCACACATACTTACTTTATAAGCTGTTACATCATCTAATGCTATGCCTATTTGTTCAGTAGTAAGTTTTACCTGTAATGGTTCATTAGGTTTAACGTATTCATCATTTTTTATAATACTATAATCAGTAGCAATATTATAAAATACATCAATCCCATAAGCTGTAATTACATGAACAAACCCACCAGTACTAGATTGCCAAGTACCTACACCATAGCCAAAATTAATAGAACAAAAGAAATGACCTTGAATATTCTTTAACACTGCTTTATTAGTTTCTTTTATAGCTTCAGAATCACCTACTGATAATTTAACAACATCATTATCATTTCTAAATATAAGTTCAATGTTGCAAACATTATTATTTACAAATGCAGATATCATTGTTCTACTATCTTCTTCTACAAATTCTACTCTATATGCAGCTTGAGTTTTATTATTGTAGATAGCCACTTTGGGTATTAAAATAGTATTACCATCCACATTTACTTTAAGACACATGTAATCAGGAGATAAACCTTCTATAGTTTTAGTTATCTAACCAGAATTATTTAATGTTTGTTTCTCTTGATCAGTTAGAGAAATTTCAAATATACTGTTGTTATTATTTAATTCCTAAAAATTAGAATCTATCTACTATGCAATATCTCCCCATCTAGTAGGAACAGTTTTAGCTATATCTTCAATTAGTATCATAATTAACTATTTTTAAGTTTACTATCATTCTTTAATATAGTATCATTAGTAATCCAGATTATTACATCATCTGAAGGATCTTTTCTATGCTTACTATATTCTCTTTCATCTATAATAATTCCTCTTTCATCTACGTCATATTCTAATATTTTATGACCTAGAATATGTTGCATTGTTATTATTTTCATTTCTTTCTCTGCTTCTAGTCATGTTATCTACTAATAAATCAGCTATAACATTTATACCTAACTATTTGCTATCGCTGATTAATTGTTCCTACATTACTACTAGGAGCATCTAATAGATGCCCTCTAGTAGTTCTCTATCACTTAATTGTTTAATTTGATTGTGTATATTCATAAAATCAAGTTGGATCATTTCCTACATATTGCGCAAAACCACCATAAATATCTACCCAGAAATTTCCGTCATTTAGAGTAGCATCATCTGCTAATTGTACTTGTAAGTTTAAAGTAGTAACAGAAGCGTTATATGATATTAAAGTAGCGTATAAAGGATGAGCACTACTACTATCAGCAGTTTCAGTTCTGTAACTTCCATATACTCGTGCATCACAAGAATTCCAGAAATAACTTGTACCACAAGTAATAGTTACAGTTACAGCTCCATCTCCACTTCTAGTACACCTAATTTTATTAGCGTTGAAATTATAGATACTGTGTATACTAGATGTTACTACAGAATATGAACCGTTAGCGTATGAAACTTTAAACTTCAACATAACTCCAGAATCTGAGCAGCCATCGTGCGAGCAATTTGTAATAAGCCACCCCTATGGAGTGCTAACTACATTTAATATACCACCGTTGCTACCTTTAGCTAAAACCAAAGTTCTTTCATCTACATAGGTGTTTCCTCTATTATCATATGTAACTACATGCAGATTACCTTCGGTTCCAGTAACAGCTCTAATAGATGGATATTGCCTACAAACAATAGTCATTTCAGTACCATAATTATTTTCGTTGACTTTTGGTAATATTAAAGTATTAGTGTAACCACCTTTCGCTCCTGTCATATGTATAATTCTAGAATAAGAAGGGTTAGCGTATACACTTATTGCATTAGTAGAACTAGTATATAATTCTAATGCCTACTCCCAACCGTCTGATTGATAAGAATATAACTTACTATTTGAACAATACGTATCACCATATTTAGGATCAGATATATCAGATGAAGATCTATTTAGATGTGTAATATTTAGAAATCTGTTTTTAGTAAAGCAGTTTTCAAAATATAGATCTTTAAATGTACCAGCTTTAGCGTTCACAGTACCAGTAAATGTACCATTAGATGCTCTAAATTCACCAGTACTACTGTTCATATACAGTTTAGCTGCACTAGATGAAGTACCTCCGTCACCTGACCAAAATATATTATTAGAAAAATGGAACGCACCTAATACAGCATTATCTGCTAGCAATGTATTAATTGCCATAGCGCTTGCACTAGATACTAAATCCCAATAAGATGAATTAGGACCAGGAGCTTGACCGTATACCCCACTAGAATTAACTGTCTTAACTAGATATACAGCTCCTTTATAAATTACCTAATCTCTGACATACGCATTACTAGGATTTTCATAGTTAGTCAAACCTATTGATGATGCTGTAGCGTAGTAATATCTAGTAGATGAATTCCAAACTCCTCTAAATCTAATATCTGTATATTGAGTATTAGCAGCTGAACCATCTTGTCCATTCTAACCATCAACCACAACAGTAACAGTTGCTGATGCTGCTACAGGATTATCATTATAAAGTGGATATTCAGATGGATTAAATGCTACTGTGTAATAGTTATATTTAGCAGAACTAGCAACATTAAATGTAATACTAGATGTATTAGACCACCCATTACCTACTTCTGTACCACTAGATGAGCTAGTTGGTGCACTACTATTACTACCATATATTTCCCAATAACCAGATACAGCTGTTAATTTTCCAGTACCTGTTTTTTTGTATGCTCTAAATGTCATACTACTAGGCTCATAAGACGAAGTTCTAGTTAAACGTATTGTAGCCGCTCCAGGAGATATTACATAAGTAGTCGCATCAGTACCAGGTGAACCAGGTTCCCCTTTATCTCCTTGATCTCCTTTGTCACCATCTTGTCCATCTTGACCATCTTTGCCCCACTTAGTCCAAATGAATCCGTCCTTCCAATCTCCCCATTTACCATTTTCTTTCTTACGTGTCCAACATACTTGATATGGTATACTTTCTGTTACACTTATTCCATTATCTGTGTAAGTAAAAGTAGCACCTTTACAAGTCTTAGTAGGTATATAATCATCTTGCTAATAATCACCATTTAAATATTGTGATCCATAAGTAGGAGAAGCTGGATAATATTGCTCATTTCTACTACATAGAGCTGCTTGATCATAACTAGAGAACCTAGCGAATATGTATTCGTATCCATCCCCATCTTTACCTTTATCTGCAAATACAGACCATAAGCCTGGTTGTGAATAATCTCCCCATTTCTAAGTACTCTTATCTTTATATCTTTGAGTTACATATTCATATCTATGTGAATCGTCTACTCCCTATGGATTATCAAACCACTGTGTACCATCTGGTCCAGTACCTGTCCAGTCTGTAGTTTGATTAGAATTTGGTTTTTGAGGATACTTATCTTTATCGTTATTACGCGCATATAAGAATTCTATACTGTTACCATCTTCACCATCTTTACCATCTGCTCCAGTAAGTCTTATTAATCCAGTCCAAGCTGTTAATGAACCATCTGCATTTTTAAATCTATGAATTTGCCATACGTATTGACCTTCTGGTGGAACCATTTCAGAATCTTCAGTCCAACCAGATGCAGCTTGATCAGTAGGTATACTTGGAGTGGTTGCTGCTATTTTATATCTATACTGATAGTTACCTCCACTTAATCCAGTTTCACCCCATTTAGCCCATACAGCTGGTCTCTAGAACAATGACCATACTCCATCAGTTTTCTTACGAGTACTTACCCATTCAAACATTAAGTTTTCTCTAACTCCTTGTGGATCATCTGACCAATACATACCACCTGGAGAACTTGTAGTTTGTGCCACACCGTTGATAAAAGCTTGTGGATGAGATTCATCATCAGTATTATTTGGTGCTATTGGAGTATCTGGAGCAATATTTTCAGCTTGTGTACGATAGTAAATATATTCGTAGCCATCTCCATCCATACCTTTTTCGCCCCATTTTGACCATAGTGTAGGACCTTGCCATTTATCCCAATTACCAGTACCAGCTTTAGCTGCTGGTTTAACTCTTTGTGTTACCCATTCATATTGCCAATTTTCACTTACTCCTTGTGGATTATCATACCATCCACTACTTGGTTCTTGATAATCGTCTTTATTACTATTTGCGGGTAGATCAGGTTTTTTATTTTCTTGAGTAATCTTATATAAAAATTCTATATCGTTACCGTCATTACCATCTTTACCATCAGCTCCTGTTAAACGGAAAGGCTCTGACCAACCAGAAGTAGATTTATCTGAATATACTGTTTGTATAGACTACCATACCCAAATACCTTTTTCTGGATCTCCTTGTGGTGGGTCCATAGTCCAAGTATATTTATTGTTTGGATCTTTAGGTGGAACAGTATCTCCTATAGGAGTAGGTGGTGGAACACTTGACTCAGTATATGCAAATCTAGTATATTCGCCATCTTTACCAGCTACTGAAGCACCACGGAATCTATTAGGATCTCCCCATTCTACATCTGGATCATCCACTTCAATAGAACTCTTAGTAGACATCCATATTGCAGATGCTGTATAGTTTCTATGCCATCCATTAGTAGTACCATCGCCAGTAGGTCTATCTGGTATAGCGTCATTATCATTATAAGTAGTCCATAGTGAATTAGGTTGCAAATGGAATTGTACTACTACACTCTTTTTAAATGTAGCATTTCCTTCGCAGTTAATTAACAGATCTATGTGTGGTTCATTAGTAGTAGATAATATATCTGTAATAGTAAATATACCATTAGCCATAGTACACTTAATACCTACAGCTTCCCAAGTTAAAAAATAAGCTCCATCTGCATATACATCAGAAAATACTAATTCTTTAGTACCTTTAAACGCCTATACTCCGAAAGTTAGATTGTTCATCTAACTATATTTATCCAATATGTTTAGTTCGTTGTCTACTATTACAGATAAATCTGTTCTAGTAAGATTAACGGAGTAAGCATCTTCACCTTTTAAGCTTTCTTCCTATTCTGGAGTAAATTCAATTATAGCTCCAGTCATATACACATTGGTTAAATATGCTCCATCTCCATGTAATATTCCATCATCTGGGGCTCCTGGGATATTTAATCCTTCTATTTTACCAAACTGTGATGCAATGTTAGTCCAATCAATTGCCCAAGTGCTAACGTCTTTTAAAAATCTTTTATAATCTCTAGTAGAATACGCACTAGATTGTCTTGTTTCATCTAAGAAATTACCATATACTGCAAATTTCATATTAGCAGTAGGATGTTGAGTGGTATTAGGCTTTAATGAATATCTAAATTGTTTACCTCTTTCATCTAGAATCTCAATAGGAGTAAAGTAAGCAGTACTAAATCCCTGCATTTTTTCAAACCCGCATTCATCTGTACCAGGAGTGGTTTCATTCACTCCACTAATGTTATGCCATATACCTCTACATATATCATTAACATGTAGACCACTATATTCTCCTTCTTCTAACTTAAGAGTAGCTATCTGGTTTTTAGTATCTACTGATTCTATAGTACCAAAAGCAATAGAATTCCATAGTTCGCCACTTACTACATCTACTCTATTAAAACGCAATTCTGGTACAGATAAAAACTCTCTAAGAGTCAAACTCCCAGCTTCTATATTACCGTGTTCATCAATTATAGCTCCATCACCAAGTAAACCAGATATATAATTACCAATAGTAATTCCTTTTTTAGCATATATCATACTATCAGCTATTACACTATTTTTAAATGTAATAACACCTAACGCTGTATCGTCGTATAGTTTACTTAAGAATAACTTACCACCTTCTGACGCTATCAATGCTTTAACTACAGCAGTGTCGATAATACCACCTTCACCGCTAATATAATCTGCCAATACAGCTGGAGATACATTATGCCATGTACCATCACTACTATACTATATCAAGTCACCTTCTGTAATATAAGTAATAGTAACATCTTTTAGAGTAGATAGGTGATTAATCCTTTCTACTAAAGTATCAAGTTCTCCAACATTGTTATTCAATGTGGTTACATCTCCCTATAGACTTCGTACTAAACTAGTTAATTCCCTAAGATCATCTGTTGTTGCATACTATGCCATTATTTTAATAGTTTATCTATTAGTACTAATAATTTGTGTTTCTCTTCTTCTGATATACTAAACGCATCTCCTTGTTTTAGTATATCTTCTACGTAATTTGAACACACTAAGTTTAATATCTAAGTACGATCAAATGTTATATTATACTTAGTCATGTTGTTCAAATGCTTACCTATTTTATAATTATTTTCTATCATAGCTAACAATAACCATTATAACAAGTCATACAAGTTTTACACGGTCTGTGGCAATTAAATATTCTATTATACTTACAACATGTATGTTTACTCGGTATATCTAATAAACGACATATATCTATATAATACTATATAGCATCTTCAGTAAGATTATTAGTTTTAGCGTAATCCAATAATTGTGATTTGAATTGCAACATTACTATTTTTTCTTTTTGATGCTTATCTAAACAAGTATAACAAAAATTAACTAACATATTCACTTTTTGGTAGTATAGATTCTTTTCATCATATGCTATAGCGTGAGCTGTTTCGTTTCCTACTACTGTTACTATAAATGAAGTAGCGTCATATTCTTCTATGTTGATATTTATATTATTACTGTCTGTTTGAGGTCTATCAATAACTATTTCATGATCTTCATCACTATCAGAATGATAAGTTTTTGACAGTACACTATCTAAATATACTTTAGTGACTTCAGCTGCTGAATCTAATTCAATTGTTAGAAGATTATTTTCTATCTTTGTATTAATTATTTTCATATCTATAAAATTAAAAAAGGCGAAGCCGAGGATAAACCTCAACCTCGCCTGGTTTTAAATAAAGAAACCGTGTTATGCTTTTTTAACTCCTGTAACGAAAGTTTCGAGAGATTTGGCAAATACCGATTCGTCGTTGCTAGCATTATGCTCAATATAAACTTCAGTAGTCAACGGAGTAGTTTTGATATACTGATTATCAGGACTCAAATACAAATTATCATTTTCAATAGTAAAGTAATCGTAAGTAGCCCCTTCAGTAACAAAACGTTTGGGTTCAATGATAGGATATGCATCTGTGAATACATGACCTTTGTAACCCAACATACGTACTTCCATATCACGTACTTGCTTCCAGAAACCTTTACCAGGTTTACCAGCGATTTTATTAATAGTTGCACCAGGAACAGCTTCAGGGACATTAGACAGTAATGCACCAGGGATAGTAACATACAAAGAAGCTTCCATAGAAACTACAGAGTATTCATTCAGTGAATAAACGCCTTCATTGTCGTCTTTTTCCATAGCTGTCAAAGCTAACTTGTGATTAGAGAATACAGCATTTATTCTACGATTTGCATGTTTGTTAATCTTCTTCAGCAATGCATTACCCAAGTCATCAGCAACTTCAGTTGTAGCAACTGTTTCATAAGTATGAGTAAACTGACCCGGGGCTTCGTACATATCTTTATAAACAATGCGCAAAACGTATCTGTGACCAATTACAGGTTTAGTGTTAGTTAAATCAATTTCAATCTTTTCTGCAACAGGAGCTTCATATTCACCCATCACATAAGAAGGTTTAGATGCTTTCTGAATAGCATTTGAGTATTCTACCACTTTTTTAGTAGAACTAGTACCATTAGGCAATGTGATTGTCATATCGCCAGTACATACACCTACATAAATAGTAGAAGCTTTTAACGCAGCATCTTGGTCTTTAATCAAAACTTTGTTTTCATCAAACAGAGCAACTTCTCCCACATTCAAAGCGTCTACAGTAGTATAAGCAGTAGGAACTTTCTTTCCGATCATTACGGAATCAACTCTTGTAATCATATATAAAAATAATTAATTATTAGACTTAGCGCTAGTCTAGTTTGTCCTTCTACTTTCCTTATTTCAGATTTCCAGGTCAGACAAACGCATTAATTTATTTGTTATTCCATTGAAGCTATTTCGTTGGAATAAGCGTTATAGTGCTACATTGGTTTAGTAGCAAGATAAATCTAGATTGCCATTTTTACTATTTCCATATGAGTGTGTTCTGGCAAATCTGTATATTCTAAATTAGTAATATTACTAGAATCAATCTTAGATGGTTTAGCTAAGTATGTAATCTAGTACTCGCTTATTTTATAATTGCCATCTGTGTATAATATTACATTATTATCTTGAATTAGTTTTAAAGGTCTAGCTTGACAATATTTTAATTTATGCTCAGATAATGAATTATTTAATTGTCTATCTAAGGTTTCTATTGTAGATTCTAAAGTATCAGTATACTTTATTATATATTCTCCTCTTTCATTAGTTTCCCAGCATTCGTTTAAATTACTTGGCTGTATACCAGCTGTATCTCCAAGTAATAATACATAATCTTCTGGTAACTCTACGGAATAAGAATTACGATCACTTTTATTAATTAAACTTTCAGTGTATTTCTTATTTTTAATTAATGTGCGTAAATCATCTATTCTTTTCTAGGTCTATTCAAATCCTTGAGCTTTAAAATTAATACCAGAATACCTAGTTTTATAAAACTTATCAATAGCCTCATTAATGAATGATATGATAGTATCAGATGTTAGTTTTTCTTTAATGACTAAATTAGGATCCATTAACTATAGTCTACGTTCAAATTCAATTTGGAATTCTCGTTGTGTCATAATCATTCATCTATTTGGTTCAACTGTGATTTAGTCTATATTCTCTTAGACTCAATATCTTCTAATGCTAGTTCTACAGCCCTATTAATTACTTCAAACTGCATATACTCTGGTATTTCACTCATACCCTCAGTTGGTAAGTCTTCTATCTTAGTAGGAAACTTAACATAAGTAATGTCTACTGAATACGTATTACTAATCATAGACATCGAATCATAATAAATATGCAAAGCATTATCTTCTATTACAGCTACTGGTTCTTCTATCCAAGGATTATTATTATAAGTCTTTTTGAACTTAGTAGCGTCAGAATGATCTATTAATCTAATAGCAGCTTTCTTATTGTTAAAGTTTAATGTAGCATCTACAAAAAACATTCTATTTCCATTAAATAAATTTGTAATGAAGCATTTATTACTATTTGATTCTACATTAGCTTCTACATTATAATCAGTACGTATTAACTTTTCTAAGTCATGAATACGTTTTACAGATCCTTCAAAACTAGTTTTTAAGTAGTTATTACCAGTAAACTTATTACTGATTTCTTGGTATAAACCTTGATCTAACCAGTAATCTATTTCTTCTGGTAAGAAAGCAGGACAACCCCCAAAGGCTACGCTTTGAGAGTTCTTGTCCATTGCTACTTTAAAATATGAGTGAAATTGTTCTCTAGTCATTATTTAGATTTTATTTCAGACATAATACTTAAGTAAATATCTTGATTCTTTTTGTCTTTCAAATATGCAATTACATCTTCAAGACCGTTACCAATAAGATCAGTACCAAAGTAATATGATGCTCTGTTCTTACGAATAATATTTTTACTTAAAGCTTCTTCAATTACAAAGTTAATTTCTTTGTTAGGATTGTCTACCCAAATCCTAATAAATCTTGCTGGATCAGCTTCTACGTTTTCACCAAGTCTAGCTTCAACTAATTCATTAGACATAGTATCAGCTTTAATTCCAAGAAGTCTAAGACATTTGCGCATATCTTCAAGACTCATCTTATCCAGTGCTCTATAAGCATCACGTTTAACTTTGTTAGCTTTATTAATTTGTTCTGCTTCAGCTTCTTTATTTATAAGTACATAATCAGTAGATGGAGTTATCTTATCAATACCATTAGCTACTCTCTTATGTCCTAATAGGAATAAATATTGCAATTCACCTTCAGGTCTATCAGTATTAATAACTAATTCTTTCTTACCAATCTTAATTGCAAATGTATCCCAAAATGTGCTATCAGGATCTAATTCTCCTTCAGCTTTACCCATTTTCTATTCTAGTTCTCTAGCTTTATCTGCCTTTAAACCAGTATATCTACTACCGGATCTAGTCCAGTAAGAACTAATAAAATCAAAGCAGTTAGACCATTTAATCAACCCTGTCCAAGGATTTACTTTTGTCATTCTAACGATTACTTCCATAATTATAAAATTAGATTATCAAGTTAGTATTATAGGGGCTTGAATAGCAAGCCCCTTATATTTTTAACTGAATTACTCAGCCATCATGATCAGTTCTCCACATGCGCGGGGGTCTTTCAACATAATACCTACTTCACCCAAGAAGTGTACTGAGTAACCATCCTTAGCATTAGAACGAACTTCTGTGTTAGAGTGAGCGTAACCAGCAGGAGTTACAGAACCAGCTGTACACCAGTTAACGAATTCACGATCTTTACGAACTACTTTAACAATGTTGGCTTCACCATCACGACGACCCAAATCCAAGAATGTCATACGGTAAGATTCCAACGGTTTCAAAGTAACAGGATGCAACTGACGATTGTAAGTAGTGTTGTCATACAACGGGAAATACTTCAAAGTCAATTCAATACCGTTAGACATTGCATAAGTTTTAAACTGACCACCGAACTTCAGATTATCACCAGAACCAGTTACGAATACTGTGTCAATCAGGTTCATATTAGCCATCTTTTCTTTAAGTACACGGTCAAATTCACGCATACCCATTTCACCAGTCAAGGCAACAAACTTACGTTCATTAGTACCTAATACATTGTAAGACAGGTCAAACAAGAAGTCTTCCAACAGTTCAGCTGTCAAACGAGTATAATAACGTCTGTTAGACGGAGCAATCTGTTCCAGCAAACCAGCACCAATAAATGCAGGACGACCATTCTTACCTTTCAGGTTACAAGAACCATCTTTGTTTACGTTATTCTGATTGTATACCAAAGCTCTTTCAAGACGTTTGTACCACTCACGCATTGCAACCCATTCCTGGAATGTAGACCACAAATAAGAAGTTTTACCAGTCTTAGGATCTTTCAAAGCTACTGCCATAACTGTAGAGTAAGCAGAACCTGTGATATCATAAGACAGACGTACTGTAGTCAAGTAGTTACGCATCTTGAAGTGAGTATTGTAGTTCAGGATATCAGCCTCTTCACTGTATTCTTCATAAGCAGAAGCCAAACGGTTTACTTGGCAACCAGAAGTTAAAACAGAAGGATCAATATAAGAAGCGGGATTACCGTTAGATACAAATACTGTATAAACATACAGATTGCCATCTTGATACGGAGCATCCATTATACGTGCTTGACTCTTATCATCAAATTCAATAGTAGCACCAGCCCCAAACCACGCATCTTCCAACCACAAAGTAATAGGAGTATTGCCCAAACCAGGAGTAGAATTTCCGTTAATTGCAGCGCCATTCCATTTAGCGTCACGAATTGTAACAGCTCTATCTTGGTCAATCATAACACCCCATTCAAATGAAGGCTGATCAATAGTCATTACATTTCCAAGACCACCTGTCAACATATCAAGAGAAGTACTGTAACCATTATCTTTAGTACCAAATACGTATGACAGGATAGTAGATACCTCATAAGGTCTTTGCTGAGAAGCGAGACTAATCTTATTAGTGTCGATCAAATCAGAAAACCATTTCCCCTTATAGAGTTGGAGGTTATTAAGAATATTATTATTCATAAAATACTAGTAATTTAATTTTTTTATTTATATAATTAATTATTATGATATACGCAGTTGTCGTGCAGCTGAGAACCAAATTGGATCATCATCAGAACCCGTAGCTTGTTTTCTAGATTTAGTAGTAATACTACTAGATTTTAAACTTCGTCTAAACTTATCAATAGCTGAATTATTTCCTTCACGTTTAGCAGCCTCAATAAGCTTATCAGCATTCATTGTAAAATATGCTGATTCTATGAGATTCTTAACACCACCCTTAGCATAGTCCTTTTGGTACTTTGTTTTACCGTCTGTATCTGGCTTAAGTATATAATCCATTAAAACCTTTTTATCTTTTTCAGGGACTGTAATACCACGTATATTTTTTAAGCCTTTTATTTCGCTAACAACGTTATCATAGAATTGCTGTTGTCTTTGTAACTATATCTGATAAGCCTTTTTCTAACCCTCTAATAGCTGTTTCTTTTTTTCTTCTTTAATTTCTTTAAGGTCTTCTAAAGCGTCTTGTGCTTCATCTTCAAGCAATCCAGCTTCTTCGTATCTACTTATTAACTTATCAATCTTATTAGTAGAGAATCCTTTCTCTTTAAGTAATTGTTTTACTACTAATTTCTGATTAGTTTCATCTTCAATGTCAATATCATCTAAATCTAATTCAGCATCAATAGTTAAATACTTCTTTAAATCTCCACCTTGTTTTACGAAATTATCTAGTGCTTCAACTTCTTCACTAGAGTATTCAGGCTTACTATTTTCTTCAATGACATTTTGGAAGTAATTAATTAACTCATCAACACTTTTGGGTTTATCTTCATCTTCTTCAAATTCCCAATTAAGTTTTTCAGCCATAGCATCAAAGAAGTTAGTAACAACATTTTCTTCGTTGTTATCTTCGACACCTTCTTCCTCTTCTGTTTCTTCCTCAATAGTTTCTTCTTTACGAGGTCTACCAGGCTTACGTTTTGGTTTATCTTCAATATCTTCTTCTTCGATTTCTTCTTCCTCAGTATCTTCCTCTACTGGATTTTCTTTATTATTCTTTACTTCGATATTGTTCTTTTTAATATCTTCCAATTCTTCATCGTCTAGTGATTCAAATTCATCAGCATCGACATTAACATTTTCATCAATATTTGAATTTCTAAAACCACCATCTGGATTAGGGATAAAGCTATCTAATACAGCTTCAAATCCACCTAATGTCATTTTTTTATCCATAATTAAAATATTTAATTAGATTTATGTAAAGTTATAATTTTCAATTTCATTAATAGTACCATTATCTGCTAATGGCATAGTGTTTAACCATTTTATATAATCGTCTAGATTTTTAAACTGTAAAGCTGCTTTCTTAATAGAATCTGTATCTGGTAAACTTTTTAAATATTTAAGTATATTTTGTTTAGTAGGTTTTATATTTAATTCTTTTAACCTATCTAACATATTTATACCATAAGCGTTTTGTTCCATCCAATTCATAAAATAACTAGTATTCTAAGGATCTATTGGATTTTTATCTCTAAGTTTCCCCTCAAATTGTTTTGTTATTTTATTTAATTCTGACTTATTCCAAGACGGATTATCTTGATGTATATACTAATTAAAATGATTAATCTCGTGATTGGTTATCTCCTAATTTGGAGTAACAGCATTATCTACTTTTATTCTAAAATCTTTCTATGTTGGTTTTATACCATATTGTTTGTATCTTCTTGCAGCTTCTTCCTATAAATCCAGCATAGCTTTAGCATCCTATAACTAAACTATTTCAGTTTCTGGTAAACTAAAATAATCGTTTTCATACTAATTTATAATCTTATCATATGTACTTTGTAAATCTACATCATAATCAGATTTAATTTTAGCAGCTCTAGCTCTAACCTCTGGATCATACAATCTTTCAATACTTCTATTACGTAAATCGTTCCAGTCAGATTGTTTCTATAACTTACTTACATCTGGTGTAATTCCAGTTATTCTGTTTAATTGCTAATTTAATGATTTTTTATAATTACTAACAGTTGGAATAAACGGAACAACTGTTAATGCTGCCAATCCAGCTCCTAACCAATCTTTATTCTTTAAAGCCTATGTTGCGTCATATATACTTAAAGCATCACCAATAACTGGAGCATCGTATAAATCAAATACGCTTTTTACATAACCAGCACCTGGATTATATCCATATGTAGGATTATATGGATCTCCTTTAGGATCAAAGTTAGTAATAGGTCTTTCACTAGTATTCTGTGGTGGATCTTCATCTATAGTACCACCATCTGCATATACTTTAGGTTTTAAAGCGTTTTCATATTTATATCTAGCATCCTCTAATATTTCTGCTTCTTCACTAGGAAATAAATTTTGAACAATTTCTCCAATTGGTCCTAATACTTTTACAGTTTTACCTAAACTTTTCAATAATTTCAAATTATTAGGACTTGCATAATACTGCTAACCTTTACGTAGTTCAAATCTAGGCTTACTTTGATCTATAAATCTTGCATCTTCATAAACGCCGTCAAAAGGTTCTCTCTAAACAGTACTTTTCCAATCCCAGTACTTCAGCTAGGGGTTATTCTCCCTAGCCTACTTATACTGTTGCATTCTCTATCTAAATGCTTCACGTTCCATAATCATTTACTTTTCTTTCCACTTTTAGGTGACTTTTTGCCACCTTTCTTTCCACCACATGCCATAGTTATAAATTTTTAATATAGTTAAACCAATTTTTCCTATTCTCTTTGTAAGTCTTCTTACGATTTTTTATTTTATACTTATCTGTATTAATTTCGTAATCAGATTTATCTTCATTTGCATATGCTTCCATTTCATAAGGGATTGTATAGTATGCTGATGATGCTGGATAAGTAATAGGATTACCCTTAATCCATTCCCACACATAATTAGTGTAATACTTTAACCAACTACCTTTATTTTTAGCCTACTGTAAATGTATATTTTCGTGATTCCAAGTAGTAGTTTTAATGTCAGATTCTTTCTTTTTAGTCAAAATATATCCACACCAACTCATAGCAGAGTACCCACTAAAAGGATAATGATCCATATGCTTATACTATACTTTGTCTTTATTTTTAGTAGTAGTAAATAGTTGCTTTACTAACCACCATGTTTCTTTAAACCAATTCATACTTACTTAGATTTAGATTCACCCACTACCCTATTCCTTAAAGCTGTCTTTGCCTTTAGCTTCTCTCTATCCATAGCAGCTTTATCAGACATACGTTGCAACTCAGTTTCATGCTTCATTCTATCTTTTTCAAGCTGTATCTTCTTATTTTCAGCTTCTCTCTTCTGCTCTATTTCTCTACGCTTATTGTTGAGTTCTAATTGTTTAGTAGCAATATCAGAATTTATCTTCTATTGTTCTAAAGCCTGTCTTCCTATTTCAATTGGATCAGGAATTCCATTCATATCTTGATCCATATTCTCAGCACCACGATAAGCATTAAGTTGTGCTACAGTAATTTTAGTAGCATTGTCTTGATCTACTTTATATTTTTCAAGATCCATTTCAGCTTCTTTAAGCATAAGCTCTTCTTCTTTAAGCTGATTCTGTTGTTCTGCTATTTGCTGTTGTGCTTGTTGTTCAGCTTGCTGCTGTTGCTGCATCTATTCCATTCTTTTCTGTTCGATCTCTTCAAGTCTATTCTTAATCATACTCATATTATCTAAAGTAATGATTTCAGCAATATCTAATAGACTAGCACCATTCTGCATAGCAGGTTGTAGTAATTGCTTTAACTGGTCTATATACTGTTGATTCTTAGTGCTATCATCTACAAATATATCCATATCTTCATAGAAGAAATTATCAGATAGTTGTACAAATGCTCTAGTAGCATCATCTAATATATAATTCAAGTATCTTTTATTATCTTTCCAAGCTGCTTTAGAAGTATTCAATAGCATTGTTAATACTCTTCTCTTCACCTAATTATGATTCCAAAACCAAGGTTCAGTAATATGATAAGACATACTAACAGCAGTATTAGTATTACCCACTAATTCACTAGCAGCAATCTGCCCTTGTCTCTGTGGAGTAATACCCGTAAGCTTAGCTACCATATCTTCAATCTTCTACATTAATTGAATATACTCAGCTATTACATTACTCATAGTTAAGTCCCAAGAAGATAACTAGTTGAATTGAGATGGTTTACCTCCTTCACGTCCTGGTATATCCCATCCTTCATCATAAGGATTAATAAAAGCTACACCTAATGCACTCAAGTAATGCATCCACTTATTAATATCAATATTCATAGATTTAGGTATCTAAGTAATATCCATTACTGCTACTTTACCTTTATCTCTAGATAATGCTAATTCAAGTCTATACCATACTACAATATACATATACTGTAATGGTTTCATCATACTTACTAATGATCTAGGTTTACTATTAGTATTATTATATACTACACCAGTATAAGGTAATTTCTGTGAATTAGGATTATCAGCAGATATATGTTGATATTCAATAGGTTGAATTCCTATGTACATATCATCACCGATTCTATATCCTTCCCATACTTCAATGATCCAATCCCATTCTACAGACTGCTCTGTGCCTGTTACTTTATAATCTTCATCTACTTGAAATTCTTCAGCTTCTCCAGTTTCTGGGTTTAGTAAAGTAACAAATCCTATCTTTTTGAAAGATTTCCAACAGCAGTGATATACTGTTATATGATCTACATCAAATGGATTATCTGTAAAACTATTAATCTTATGCAGTTTAATAGATTCATAATCCATACTAGTCTTTCTTATTTCTGGATTATTACCAGCTCCTGGTCTTTGATCAATAAGTTCTAGTAGTTCATTCAGTTGTCTTTCAGACATTTTATCATAGAATCTGTCGTATATTTCAGTAGCAGACATAATCATCTTTCTACGACACCATGCAGCATCATCTATAAATTCTAAGTCTAAAGAATGCTCATAATCAAAGTACATAGGGTTTACTCTTTCTACATAAGGATCTCCATTAATTACACCTATATAGTATATTTCTTCTCCACCTATTAAAGCATCTTTCCAACCTTTATAAAACTCATGAGTAAGATTCAATTTTCTCTTTAGGAATTGTAACGCATGATAAGCTTCAGTTTCTGCTATATCTTTATAATCTTTCTATAGATACTTAGCTATAGCTTCTGGAGTCTAGATTTCTCCTGTAGCTAATGCTTGTTCATATCTAGCTGCTTGTTCTGGACTTAACTTACTAGCTATAGTAGCCTGAATATAATCCATTAGCATTTCTTTGGCTTTTTCCTGTAGTTCACTAGCAGCTATATCACTTGTACGTTGTGGATGAAAATTAAAAGGTCTCTTAGTTTCTTCACCAAGTAACTGATCTACATATGGTTTGATGATATTATAATCCTATGCCATAGCAGGAAACCCATCATCTTGTTTAAATGGATTGGTTACATATTTAAGATCCTTTTCATTATATATGCTATTATATAAATCATAGTAAGTCTACATCTCGTCAGATCTAGATCTACCATTACCACCAAATCCTGAATCTCCAGCGCCTACTACATAGTCTACGCAGGCTTCTTTCCAGGCTTGTGTCTTCTTTGACATTGGTAGTTTCTGTGCAGGGAAACTTTTAGTATTCTTCATAGTTAAAATGTATATACATTATCGTCATTAGAAAATACTCTAGGAGTATCGTCATTGAACCAACTCTGCGCAAAAATTGGTCCATCAAAGAGCATCTTCTATTTGTTTTCTTTTTCTTTCTTTTTAACAACTACATTATATAGTTGTTCTCTATATATCATAACCTACATCAACGCCATCACTCGGTCAAAGTTACCTGTATCATTATAGCTTATTAGCTCTTCTAATAGCGGCTCTGATAGTATTCTAGTTAGGTTCTTCTTACCTGGCGCATACTCTTCATTTAACCATTCTTTTATCATACCTTCACCCCATTGCTTTATCTACTTATTCATGTGACAACCTTTTCTTCTTTGTACTTTAGAATTACTAACTATATCATTAATAATATCAGGTTGATCAGCTAATAAGTAATCACAATGCTTAGCAGTAAAGTAAGGGAATAAACCTTTGCGTTCATTTTCATACATTATACGTGCATTATAGTATAATGCTAACTTACGTAGATTCTCATAGTACTCTTCAGCTGTTGCAGGTCTACCAGTATATTCAGCTACTATAATATCATAATACTCTTCAAAGTTCTAAAACCTCTTATATACTATAGATGATCCTAATGAATTAGTACCAGACTAGTCATGATCATAAGGGTCTACACCTATTATATATAATCCAGCTGTTGCATCTTTAGCTGGATGTTCCCATATAACTATTGAACCAGTAGGATCATCATCTTTACCAAGTGGGTACTTGGTAACATCACCATGTTTCTTAGGTATCCATTTGATATTGCCAGACTCATCAAATATTAAATCACCTACTTGTTTATGATTCTATAACTAAGTATTAGTACGAATAAGTCCTAATTGCTCCTGTAATTCTTTCTTAGGAAATATATTACCGTTAAATTCTAGCATTGCTTCTTGTGGAGTAATAGGACGCTCTGCAACGTAACGGTCTATAGCTGTAGTATTAGTAGCTGTACTTATTACCTTTCTACGTTCATCTAATATAAATTCAAGGGAAGGTTTAGTAATAGTATTACCATCATCATCCATGTATATTCTATTACCATCATCATCTCTAGTATCTAGATTAGTATACTATGGAACAAAGAATCCACACAATTTATCTGTAGGTGTACTATCCCATATGTTCTCAAATCCTAAACAATTGTATCCATCTGGATTATAGAACATATCTTTCATAGTTTCAAATGCAGAGCCTTCGTCACCACCAGTTCCCCATACAATCATAGTACCAAACGCTACACCATCTTGTTCTACAGATGGTCTAGCAATTTGCCACGCAGCACCTAATTCTGAGAATGAACCTCCTTCTTCAAATAGAATTAATTTGGCACGTTTACCACGTACTACATCAGGATTATCTTTCAAAGTAACGCCAATAATCTCTGACTTATAACCCATTTCTACTTCATTGCCAAATTCATCTTTAGTCCAGAATCCAGCTCGTTTACGCATAGTACTGTTAACAGATCGTTTCTTACCCCAAGCTGTATTTTTATCTATAAAGTCCATATAGTCCCAAGCTTTAGTAAGAATACCATCTTCAGTAAGATACTGCTTATTAGAAGCATATATGTATGTTTTACTATTAGGTATTAGATAATAATTACGACATGCCATAGCTCCACCTTTGTAACTATATCCTTTACGACGTGATTTAAGTAGACATATATGTTTTCCTTTATCTTCTGCTTCTTGTACTGCCTAGAAGTAGAAATAGTCATAATCATAGAAATCTGGAAATGTTACTACACTATCTCTTTTTATTTTAGTTTCTCCATTAGGTAGTTTAGTAATAGTGTTAACTATACGTTGCATTGGACAAAAGTTAATATAAAAATAGTTATACCCAGTGATGTAATCTCCATCCTCTGCGGTATAACCATTAATGCAACGATCTTTCTATTCGTCCCAATATGTGTAATATTCAGTAGTACCAATTGGATACTAACAATAAGCTCCGGTCTTTAAGAATGTTAAAGCCGGAGTTCTAAACTTATCACTATTTATTATTTTCTTCTAGAAGTCAATCATAGTTTATTCTTTAATTGGTCGCCCTACCACCGAATCGAACCCGGACCTAGAGGGTTAGAGCCTCTCGTGCTACCACTACACCATAGGGCAATATGCCAGGGAATATTTAATGTCTGTCCCTGTCAGACCTCTCTATCAGTTCAACGAGATTATTTCTTAAACAAACTCTTTAGCCAATGAATAGTACGCTTGATAATACCTTTCTTCTTAGGTTCAGCTACTGCTTCTTTCTTATATTCTTCAATCAAAGACTCACTAGCTTCTTTAACTGCTTTATTTGCTTTTTGTTTGTTATCAATTTCTTTCTCAAGCACATCACAAATCTCTTCAGTGCTATTACATTTTGTTAAATCAAGTACTTTCTTCATAGTTTCTTTATTTATATTCATATAACGTACCTATTAATTTATTGTTATAAACTTGTGTATAATTTGCACAAATTAAGCTAATTCATAAGGATTAATCTGAGCATCTCCACGTACTTTAGTAGTACTAACTTCTTCAGCTTTAACTGCCTTTTCGAGAAAATCTAGTGTTTGAAAAGTAGCTTTTACTTTTTCCATACCAGCTAATAGATCTTTAATCTTCTTTTCATCTAACTGCTCTTCTAGAGAATCTTCATAATACTTACTAATAGTATCTACTTTGTTTCTCATACTATCTAACATTCTTAGATTTCTAGTATATATTAGCTTCTTATAATCATCTTCACAAGACTTTTCTTCTACTGTAAGATTATAATTCTCATCACCAAAGTATAACTGCTTAAGCTTCTTTTCTCTGATATCTGGTTCTAACTGAAGTACATATGGAGATTTAAAATACCACATAAGTACTATATAACTTATTACATTTGTAGCTTGTGTCTTATCTGGCTTATCAGCCTCCCATAACTTTTTAAAGAATGGGAGACCTAAAGCATCAGGGTGTATTACTACTTTACCACCATTTATATCAAATAGCTTCATCAGTTACTTCTTCAACACTAGGTTCAAAATTCTCTGGCATAAACTCTTCGGGATGAGCTGCTCTATACTCTTCTTCAGCTTTAGTATTGGCAATAGCATCTAACAGTTGATAGAATTTCAATTCTACTGCTTCTTGTTGTTCAGTAGGAATTTGATTAGCAATTAATTTATCCATTAATTCTTTCATTACATCTTGCGTAAACTCTCCCTGAACAATGTCAGTTTTATATCTATTATCATTAATAACAACTTCAATAAAACTTCCAACTCCTGATGCACTTACTGGAGTAATTGTAATATTTAAATTTTCCATAATTATTCTTTTACTTCTTTAGTTTCATTATTTTGTTCTGCTGTAGCTTCTCCAAATCCTTTTTCTCCTCTTTCAGTTTCACTTAGCTCTTCTACCAAAGTAGGTTCTAATATAGAACAAGGCACAATAACTAATTGAGCAAATGGTTCATCTATAGTATATACTGTAGGAATAGCATCTGTAGTTACTTTGAATTTAGCCATCAATTCACCTCTATAACCCATTAATGAGATGTTGTTAATCTATAAGGCTCTTTATCCTTATATTTCTGTTATTTCTTTTTGTTATTAACAGTTCGGACTATATCTTCACTCATTTGATTGAGGCAGGGCACTCGTGTCAGCATTACTGTCTCGTAAGACTCGGCTGTTAGTCTCTGAACCTTCAAAAGTGTCACCACTTAAGCTTGGCTGCTGATTGACCTCTTCAGGCTTTTCCAGCAATTCACCCTGTTTAACGACTCCAGTTATTTTGCCTGTTTCTTTATCTCTGATTATCATACTAAATAAATTATGTATAATAGTGTGTTCAGATCTAGTTACAGGCATTAAATTTTCTATTCTATTATCATTGTGATCAAAGTTTATATGATGTACTTGTGAACTTTTCTTTAATACTATAATTCCGTTTATTTCTTCAAAATATTTTTGATCAAATAATTTATAATTTTGTTCTACTATTAATCTGTGTTCTGTAACTCTGCCATTACGATCTGCATGTGGATGAGATGGTACATAAACTCTTATATCTACATTGTTATGGTTTCTTTTCCGTATCTTCTCACCTTTAAAAGAAGCATTCAAATTTCCTTTTAAACCGTATTGATGATTACTTTCTCCAGAATAAAGTAGAGATCTCAATTTATAACAACATTTTTTACTGCACGTGATATGTTTTGTTTTGTTTATGTGTGATTGTTTTCTATGAAACTTTTTACCACAAAATTCGCAAGTACAATTCAAACTACCTTCATGTGATTTATCTGCACATTTTTTTGAACAATATTTCGCAGTATTGTTTCTACGGGGTATTACTTGAAATTCTTTTCCGCATATAGTACATATTTTTGTTATCATGTTTATTAATTTTAAAGATTGTATATACTATAAACGTATTGTAATAGAATAGGTTCTATTGATTATATTTAGAAAAGGCTATTATATTTAGAGTCAATTAATCCAACAGCATTACATAAGCTTATAGATCTTTTGCTAATTGAAGACTTCATCATAAGTAAACCACAATATCCTTCAGGAATCTCTACTGCTAAATCAGTATGATATACAAGAACTAACTTGCCGCTATTATCTACTTCTTGAGTAATACGAGTAGCATACAGATCCAATCCAGCATCTCCTGCTGTAGCTCTAGTAGGCAACTTACCTTCAGACTTCTTAATCTCTTCTGTACCGTCTTCTTTCTTTACTGAGTAATCTAACTTTTTAAATTTCAATTGTTCCATAAATCTTTTTCTACTTTTCTATAACCTTCTTCTAAAACTTCTACTATCTCTTTAATTATTTCATTCTTAACTGCATCAATACTAAGATCTTGTGTAACTTCTTTAGAGTGTACAATTCCATGAGTAATACCTTCTTCATTTTTACGTATGAAGTGAACGTGTAAAGTAGGATTACCAATACGGTTTTTATTTACATCTATATCCTATGTTTCCCACCAAATAGCTTCTAAATTATTCATCTTGTTCAATATCTTTTGTATTAATACTAATTGCTTTACCATGATGAAATCCCCAATCTAAGAATACTGTATTACAAAGTACATGATCTATATGAGGTAGTCCACTTTCAGGATCTATTAATTCTCCTTTGTCTATAGCAGTAAGATGCCTTAGTAATGCTGCTTTATATCTTTTCCAAAAATCTGGAAGATTTTGCCAACTATTATCTGAGTATTTCTGAGCTCCATAAGTAAGTACCTTACCAATATTCTCAACTACATCTAATGGAACTAGATCCATTCTTACTTTACTACAATCATATTTCTTACCATCATTCTCCATCTTCAATATACTTATTAGTTAAACAGTTGTACAATCCTTTTATCTGTAACTGCCTAGTTTCAATGCTGTCCGTATCTTTCAACTTAGCTAAACCTTCTAGAATATCATCCATGAATTCATTGTATGTTAAGGAATAGTTATTGATCTTCTTATCTGCAACTTCCATTAACTCTTTTAGCTCTTCACTGATATTAGATCCAAATTGTTTAACGTTGTTTTTCTCAAATTCCCATAGAGCTAATGAATCTTCTTTACTCTGTCTTTCCATATTCTTTCATTACTTTAATAAAACATCCAGCAGCCCAGCCAACTAAATACGCATACCCTTCGTTACCACCACCTGAGAATTCTTCTCCATTCATACCTGTAACTTCAAAGTAATAATCAGTTATGTGAACTGATTCGTGTGCTATATGCGTACCATCTAATTCATCAGGTCTATATATTATGCAAATAATACCCATCTCAGAACTACTGTTTAACATAACCGGTCTACATTCTGCAATAACATCTCCGTCATACGCCTTTAACATTTCTTCTTCAGCTTCTTTTCGTATTTTATCGAAACCTGGTAATAAGTTGTATATAGTGAATTTCTTTAATATTGTGTATATATCTTCTTCCTTTTCTATTACAGCTATCCAAAATGTTCTAGGATATATATTATCAAATCTTCTTAGTATCATATTCTTAATAGTCTACTATCACTAATTGCTATATACATCTGTATATTGTTAAGTAATACAGGATCAAAGTAAATAGAATCTAACCAGTGAATCTTATAATTGGGCGTTAAGCATTCTTCAATAAACTGTCTCATTTTATTTCTTTATATCTCTTTTTTAATTTAAGTTTAAATAAGTAAGCAAACATAATATCTTTAGTATCCTCATCATTTGACATTACTTCTTTAGCAAACTTAAATGGACTATTGCATATTACTTCTATAACAGGATAAGGTAAATTATATTTGTTTGCCAGACTTGAGTAAATTGATATCTTTTTTTGCTGTTGCATTTATATAATATTCACTAGTTTCTAACTCTGTTAAAGATTCTCTGATAGTATTAGGTCTAATAGAATTTATTATTACTACAATATCAGATTCATCTAAATCGCGATTTCTATATAATATATCAGATAACTTTTTAATTTCTTTGTTAGAGTAAGGTTTCTTCGGAACGAAAGAAGTTAATTTTAAATTAGAACGTAAATTAAAAAGATGTCTAAAATATCGTACTAACCTATTACTTCTATTCTCTACATGTACTATATGTCCATTGTCAAAGATCATATAGAAATGTTTATTATTTATTTTATTATTCATTTACTCTTAGTATTAATGTTATTTGTACCCTATCTTTTATTATCTCTGGAATCAGTATCTTATTAACTACTAATTCATCTTCTGCTTTTCCCTGTACTAAAAGACCCTCTTTCTTGAACTTACTTATATATCTACTTAAGTTATCAGGAGTAATACCCATAGTACTTTTAATCATCCTACGATTGTCAGTATTGGCTACATTTTTACTTACGCCAGGTATTGGAGTAAAGTTCACATCTAATTCAACGAACTTAGTAAGTAACTCCAATTCCCTATTTGTAAGTTGTAGTATACCGTTTAAAGCGTTAAGGTATTCATAGTAAAGATTGCCTTTATTAACAGTCTTTACTAATTTATTCATCTAACAAATCTTTAATACTGTTGAGAACTTTATTTAAATTGTGGTATACAGTTTCTGCTTCTACTTTAACGCACTGTTGAACATTACCTTCATTATAATCTTTCATCAGTTCATTATAATCTTTAGTATATGTATCAATCAAAGTGTCAACATATTCTTTCACTTTCTCTAACTTATCGCAACAGCATTCACATTCATCTTCATCTTCTTGTGCTTCTTCACTGTACCAAATTACATAATCTTTATTAGCTAATTCTTCCATAGTAGAAGAATCAAATGCCATTGAAGTATAAGTTTCTGTATCTGATACTACTTCAGATTTCTGAAGTTCCCACAAGTTTAAATCTTCAACTTTAGTAAACACATCACCTTTTTCAGCGAAGCTAAAATCCTTAATTACTTTGTATCCTTCCATATGTCTAACTTTTTATTTAATATCTTTTGTTTAAATTCTTGTATCTTATTAAAGTTTTGTTTACACTCTTCATAACCATCAATTCTACCTTGGTCATAACCTTCTTTCTTTCCTTGACGATAAGTAAGAGCACCAAAACCAATAATACTCACAAGTACTATTATTATTGTTCCCATAATGCCCTTAAAACGTATTAACACAATAAGTGTTTAAAATATTTAACATTTATTAATGTTTAGTAAAGTAATAGCAAAAAGAATGCCCTGCTTTGATGGCAGGGCAGCGATTTAATACTCTAAAAACATTCAATTCGTGAATGATAGCTTATTTAACGACTTTAGCTACAACGTCGTATGGTTTAACTAATTGTGAGTCTTTAAATAGATCAAAGTCTTTAGCAAATTTCTTAGGGTATACTATAGTATCACCAACCTTAATGGTACTATCAGTACCGATTGGAATAGATAGAACAATACCTTTTGCAAAATCTGATTCAACTTCTTTAGTATGAGTTTTTACTTCATACTTATTAAAACCTTCTTCATCCTTTTCCCCAGTAGGGATTTGTTCAGTATACTCTTTAGTAACCATAATAGGAGTTAAAGGTTTTACTAAAATATCTTTTTCAAAACTATATTCCAATCCGTTTACCACTGTTTCTAGTACTTTATCTTCCATAATATTTACTTTATAATATCTATTAACGCAGTAAGCAAAGTAAGGTTACTCATCTATATGATTAAATTTACGCTTAAATATATATCCTTTATGACAGATATCCATTCTATCTTTAAAGTTAGCGCAGTTCATATTATTAACAAACGCACAACCTACACAACAACCTTTACTAAGCTCAGGAGTAGCTATATAAGTTTTATTCCTGAAAACATACTCAATTCTATCTGCTTTTTTTTGTTCGTTCTTTTCCATAGTAATACCGTTTTAGGGGCTACCTTTTTTAACCAAAGACCGTCAGAAAGGTAGCTAAACTGAGCCTACCTACGATTAGGATTCCCTGGTGCGCTTCTACCTTATGGTAACTTCTTTAAGCGTGGAACGTACTACGATCCCGTGTACTTAGGGCACATTATTTTGTTAATTTATTTAGTATGATATAAGCTAGACATCCTAACATACCTACTAAACATAGTGCAGTAAATTCTGTCATTTAACTGTATTTATTTCTTTCTTAAACTGTTTATATAAATCTTCAGAGAAAGTATATTCTATTTGTCCTGGTAAAGTAAAGGATCTATAATTATCATTCAATTTATAGTTCTTACTTATCTTACTTAAGTAAAGACAATTAGAATACTGTTGATCTCTTTGTCTTATAAAGTAGTAATTCATATTCATACTGTATTTAACTGTATCTACTGTATACAGTAACGTATATATAACTATATTGGTTATTATTGTTAACATTTATTATGAATATTTATTTAAGTTTAATAGCTATTTTTTAACATTATTTAAAATAAAAAATATATAAAAATTTTTTTTGGTGAAGAAATCTGTGTGCGTGTGAAGCTATCCCTAAACAAGACCCCTATAACCTCGTTGCGCGGGAAGACCCCGTGCACTTTGGTTAAACGTTCGATAAATCTCACTAAAACAATATTAGCATATGAAATTCAAAGTTGAACATGAAGGTGATGTTTACGCAGTTGCTATCGCAACTGGTACATCTACAGATGGACGTAAGTACGCAAACGTACTTTTGAAAAAAGAAGCAGTTCTCGCTATTCGCTCTAACTACTCTTTATTCCTCGATCCTAATGACGAAACACTTATGAATCAGTTAAATCTTACAGATTTAACCTATTCTGAAGATGGGACACGTAAAGTGACTTTACTTAAAGAACCAATTAAACTTCAAGAGAAGTATAAATTGATAAGTGTAAGTCATGCGCCTTACAAGGTTAATGACAGAGTCATTAGAAGTACATACTGCGTATGTGAAGAATCTGACAGCACGCAAGCTACTGTCGATAGAGCTGTACAGAGAGGTTTTGACAGAGCTGAAAGCTTCTTCAAAAACCCAGAATTTTACGATGATTATCGTAAATTCGTACTCTTCGATGTATCGAAGGAAGAGCTTGAGAGTCTGTTACAACAGACTGAAGAACTGGAGGATTAATTCCTCCAGCATCTTCCTTGTTATATTAATATATAGCCTAACCTAATATCGTTCCTATGTTATGCCATATATACTACTCAGACTCTAACATGACTTTAGAAGATTATGGAAGAGTAATATTTGCTATAATAACAGTAATAGTAATATACAAAATAATATTACATATTAGTAACCATAATAACAAACATAATGAACCATCAGATTAACATTGATGAAGCTATTGCTATTGCAAAAGAATATCATCTTGAAACAGAAGTAACCGAATGTATCAAACAAGGTATGTCACCAATCGAAGCATTAATCGAATGGGACTTAATATAAACAAAAAATATGATAAAGCTTATAAATAATATAACACAAATTATAATAATACTAGGATGTTGTGCTATATCAATATTTATATTATTTGTATTAATCACATTTATTAAAAATGTAGACGATTTTGCAGCAATAACAAATATGTATGACTATATACGTATGCAAAATATAACGATAAAGATTGATACAATAATATTTAAAACAATAGTAATATTATCTCTTAGTAGAATCAACAATGCTATTTAGATTTGATTATCTTTATAGTAACTAAACAAATAAACAATCATATAAATAAAAATGGAAATAATAAGTAATTTATCTGAAATTTGTAGTGGTACAGTAATATTATGTAAAGCCAACGAAGTTATTATGCCAGCTTATGTATTAAATAACTTTAATGATATTTACTACCTTTACGTACAGAACCGTATTATGGCTATTGAAATACAACATACTGTTGAAAATGATCCTATAACTGGAGATTTATATGATGAATGGTATCAAATTGATAGTACACTTATTTGCGATTATTGTATCATACCTGAAGCAGATTATATACTAAAAGAGGATACCAGTTTCTTAACTAAAGTATTAGCGCAGGTATAAAAATGCTAATCATTTATTTCTATATTGTAAGGATACAGCCATACTATCCTTTACTTTATTATTACTTAACCACACACTACAGTCTGTGAAGATAGTAGTGTTTTAAACTGATCATTAACTTAAAATTAAGATAAAATGCTAAGGTACACAATTTTAGATATTATTATCAACAATAATGATAATATATCACAACAAACACTTGAATGTTTTATAGAAGCTATTGTAGAAGATCCAAAAATTGATATTATAAAAGAAATAATTCAAGAAATAGGAGAAGTGGGAGATATTCAACATCGTATAATTTTACGATACGAGAATGAATTCATACCTGCAATAAAAAATATTATTGCAGACTTTAATCTAACAAATAATATTAAAAGTTAAAATTATGAAAACCAGAAAACACTTTATCAGAAAGTATGAACTCTTAGCAAGATGTATTCAAACTAACTTAGAGTTATTTATACTACAATAGTAATGCAGCCATAGACAGTGGCAAGCCTGTAAATGCAGAGCCAACTACATGTAGTATTAGTATCATTGTAGTGTGTGGTACAAACGTGTAAGCACTATCTAAACTCAGTATAAAGGAGTTTTCACTATTTTAGATTTGAAAAATAGTTCTGAGCATCTGTCACTAGATGAACAAAGAGTGGCAACGTAACTATGCGTAAATAGTAGGGGACAGCGTTAGCTGTCCTCTTTATATGTTTAATCAATAAACTAAAAGATATGACATTAGAACAATTTCAAAATCTTAAAATCGGCGACATAGTAGTAGCTAAATTAGTTAACTCAAAACAAAGTCGCGTTAACCCTGTTACTAATATTGACAGAGGAAATCTAAAACTACACATCGGTAAGAGTGGAAAATGGCGTAGCTATTTGCAATTTGAAGTATTAACTGCGGATTATATAGTTAAATGGATCAAACGGAGAATAGACAGTAAATCATCTCCTCATTTTACTATTGAAATTAAGAGTAATACTGAAGTAACATTTAAAGTTCATAAAAAAGTACAATTCAATCAATGAAAAAACTAACAAAGAAACAAAAAGCTAGAAGGCAAATATTATTTAATATGCCTTATTCATTACTTACTTTTCTTATTAAAGAAAAAGTATTAGATAGATTTCTAGATAATACTAGTAAATATATAATTATTCATAGTATAAACCTATCACGTTTTTATACAAAATTAAGAAATCCTTGTACAGCAATTGAATGCACATTCGCATGGCATTGCACAGAAGAAGGATACGATTTTTGGAAAAGACTTAATAATAAGTATAAAAGTATATGGGAGATGAAAGATTCTTGCGCATTATTATTACTATCACATTATTAGTATACTTACTAATATTATTAGCAGTAGTAATAGCAATAGTATTTGTAGCAAATAGTATTTAATCAATAAATAGTTATTATGCAAAAATTAATGTATTTTTTATTTGGACTCATAACTGCATTATTTGCAGCTGTGATGATTATTGAACATCAAGGAATATATTTCTTTGATGAAGAAGTGTACGGACTGTTATATACCGATTATTGGAATTATTGGTATTACTCTAAAGTAGTGATAATCGCACTATTTATATTCTGCGTATTATCTTTTGTATATACACTTGGTAGTGGATATAAAGATAAAGACGATGGATACAAAGAAATCAAACCAAGCTGATTTAGCAGATATATGGTGGGATAAATTTGAAAACTGGTATGAAACACATCCAGTTACAAGAGTATTAATTGTAATAGATGCAATATTGATAGCATTTATATACTTAGTGTTAACTTAAAAACATTTATCAAAAATGAAAAGTAAATACGTATTTTGGCTAATTGCAGTAATAGCAGCATTAGCAATTTTTATCAGTTGTGCAAGACCTCGTAGTCCTAAAGAAAAACAAATCCCTGAAACGGATACAATTGAACAAGTAGTAGCACCAACAGTACAAGAAGTGCTACAATGGCGTGAAAGTATAAGATTAGACAAGTATGTAGATAGTGTGTTCTTAGTTATGCCAGAACAAGTACTAACTCAAATACTTGTAACTAAAGGTACAGATTTATCAAATCACGAAATTGTTTCTATTTATATTAGTAATAAAGACTTTTATGATAAATTAATAAAGAGGAGTATGGATATACAAAAAGAATATATACCAGATAGTATGCCAAGGTCCTCATTACCACAACTTAATAGTGACTCAATTCATGAAGCCGTTAACTATTAAATTAAACAAGGTTACTTCAGTCTGTGAAGATAGAAGTAATCGTTTTTACTGTGAGAATCAGTGACAAACATGTGGGGCTTATATCTTAGATGTCCATCTAACTCGTGCTGTAGTTAGACAAGGCAACCATCGAGTATTAGTGCAGACGTTAAAACCATGTACTCCAATAAGATTAGTTTGACAGCTATATCTGCTTATGAGTTAAAACTAAGTGAGAGTCATTTTAATTAGTATTTCAATTAAGCTGTATTAGTGTAGAAGTTACACAACGATGTGAATCGTCAAGCCTGCAATATACTGCAATATATTGTATAAACTGTTACATGCCTTCTTTATTTACTGTAAGCGTACAGTAGAAAATGTGTGTTAATATATAATTAAGATTGATAAAACCATCTAGTTGCAGCTAGACGTCCTCAAAATATTGTATAATTAAAACTATTAAATATGAAAGAATGAATATTTTTAAGAAAATCAAACTGAAAATCAGTAGTTACAGAAGGCTAAAAGCCTATCATAGTAACATCAAGCGACTTGCTGAATTAGAATTATTAGATAATCCTAAACGGCAGAAAGAAGTTGCATTACGTTCACAATGTTTAATTCATGGGCACAAATGGAAAAATGAGCCTAATAACAATGAATTAAATATTCCTATTACTAAAAGAACTTACTGTGAAAGATGCGGTAAGTACTATAGTCAAGAAATTTATAAACAACTTTAAATTCATATCAAATGAAATCTTTAAACTTTGTAATTATTGGAATCCCTGCATCAATCAATCAGGAAAGTATTGTAACAGCAGTAGCTCTTATGGCTAAAAAACTTGGTTTATCAGAAGTACATACAGAAATACTTGAAACAAGTAAATTTGTAACTAGTTCTTCAAATAAACAAATGATTGAAAACATCTTGAAAGATGTTATTACTGTGTGTACAGCAGCTGGTCTAATGAATATCGCTGCAATTAATGCCAATTTTTGGAAATTAATTGAAGATGGTAAGTTAACTAGACCACAAATTGAGATGATGCTGGATGAAAAAGAAGTTACAATCGAGTATCTCAACAAAAAGGGATGCGCTTATATCTTTGACCTTTTAGTACAAGCAATTAGAGTGTTATAATCATGGGAAAGACCTATAAAGAATCTCATTTTCCAGGTTCTAAGCAATCAGGAAAAGCAGCTGAATATCAGTCTAAAAAGAGAGTTAGACATTCTAAAATGCAACCGTATAAAAGGGAAAGAGCTATTGTTTAACTAAGAATTACTAATTAAGTAGTTATGATAGAATCCAATCAACACAGAAGGTTATAACGCCAGACCCCTAAAGGTGATTAATACCTACGGACTATACAACGGTCAACCTTATTTAAGGTCAGGAGAAGGAAAAGGGCTAGCTATCAAATAAGGCGTACGAATAGATAGTATAACTTTCTATTTCTTTACTATTATGTGGACAAAAAAAGAATTAAAAAAGAAAACAAAAGAAGAACTAATAAGTATTATCATTAAAATGCAAATAGATATCAAAGAAGAAAGAGATGAAATCTATCGCAGAAGCTTATTAGATACTTTTTAAGATTAATTCATTCACTTAAATAAATCAATTATTAACAATTAAAAATCAAAAAATTATGAAGAATTTTATGAAATTAACTGCAATTATGTTAGGTGTAGCAATGTTACGTGACAAAGCAACTGATGAAAATTACAACTTTGAAGCTGGTATGAAAAAACAAGAAGAAAAAGACGGTAAAGTTGAAGCATCAGCAGTTACTGAAGCAAAGAAACAGATCCAACAAGAACAACTTGAACGTGAATCTCGTGAAGTAAAACGTAGAATTCAAGATTGTGAAAAAGCTGTTTCTAGAGCAGAAAGATACGGACGTTTTGCATCAAAACACAAGAACATTATGAAAGACTTTTCTGAAGGACTGAAGAAAGCTCAAGCTGAATTTGAATCTACAGGTGATTACAAAGCTTGGGACAAAAAGTATTCAGAACTTACAGACAAGAAAGATGACGCTATCGCAAAAGCGAAAGAAGAAATCTTTGGTTCAAGATACGAAAATATCTATCTTTAATCAACATCCAAATTCTAAATGCTTTTATGCTAAATAGAATAAATGTGAACCCTGCAAACTATATAAGTCGCATTGTCGCATTGAGGAGTTCGGGGCAACATGAACTGAATTGACAGTTCTATTCAATGCTTTTATGCTAGTAATAGGATATTATGCCTACTGATCATGTGCTATAAATAGATCATTCTTTATTTAAATGCTTTTATGCTAACAAATAAAGGATAGTCTCATAGACGAAAAACAGTAAGTATATCAAAATACATATACATATAGTACTTTATGTCTATATTTCAATCGAGTCTCTAGCTTGCTAGATGAGCACTTGGTATAATATGTATTCTGTCAAAGACTATAAATTCTAAAGTAATAGCGGCTTTATGCTATTATATACTAGATTTAATGCTTTTATGCTCATAATCAACGGTATGTACTATTACTTTAGAATTACATATTAAGTATAGAGAGTTTGATCGCTCTCTATACTACTAAAAGAGTATATTGCACTATTATATCAACCCAATGATATATGAAAACTCGTGTATGATGTATATCTCTCTAATTGAGGCGTTATCCGATCTGCCAGGATATGAAGGCGCAGAGGTGTGCAAAACTCTTTATATTTACAACTTAAAATTATTTATCATGAGCTATATTGCAGCAGATATGTGGGGTGAACATCTATTCTATAATAAACCTGTTAGATATGTTCATGAAACAACAAAAAGAAGTTGGTGGATAGATCCAAAACATAATAATTCTATTAGTGTACCAATAGGTACGGCTAAACTATTTAATGATGCAGGATTCTTATATACTCATTATGTACCATTTGATAAAAGAAATATGTGTTTTGGAGATAATCCTATAGAAATAAAAGTATATTGACTGTTAGGTCATTATATGCCTGAGCAAGACGAGCTTTCGCCGGCTCTACCTCCACTATAAAATAATAACAAGGGGGTATATATGTATTGATTGGCAGAAACAGTAATGAATAGGTCAATAACGTCAGAAATGACAAATCTTTTGTAACAGACTATACTCGTATCGCAGCGTGATACGTTAAGTCAACGGCTAAGCTAATGTCGTAAAAAGCAGGTTACGGATCGTGCAAATGGATAGACACAGGTAGACAATACTGAAGAGTGCGGGTTCGAGTCCCGCTCCGTAAACAAATATTATCAAAATTAAAAACAAAGAGTATGAAAATAGATTATAACAAAACAGCAATTATTCCTTTAGATTATAGTAAAGGAAGTAAAGGTTTATGACTAGCGGTTAAAAAGAATAATAAATATATTCTAAGATTACTAGCTATATTTGAAACAGCTCTCATTGAACAAATCAAAATAAGTAACAGAGATTTGTTTGATTATAATGTATTTTACAATCTGAAAGAAGCATTATTAGATTATGATTTTACTTTAACTAAAAAGAATTATAATCAATTAGATGCTTTAGCTTCAATAAATGAAAAGAAACATTATGAACAATACTTAAAAACATTTTGCAGATGAAAAAGACTTTAAATCAATTAAAGGCAAGTAGAAGAAACCTATCTCTTATGCTTTTAGCAGGTATGATTACTAATCTAAAACATATTAAATACTTTGTCAAGGATACAGAAGTAATAATAAGAATAGATACTCTATTGACAGCTATAGAAAGACTTCAGTCTTCAATTAAAGAAACTACTTATGAATCGTGGTCGGCATAAAAAGAGTAAGGAAAAAGAATTCAATACTCAAACAGAAATCTTAGGTACTATACGAAAAGAACTTCATATATTATTAGCAATATATGAAAGTCAATCATCATATAGTATGAAAGATTATTTTGCAAAAGCATGGATTAGTAGTAATGATGGAAGAAACTATCATAGTATAGTTGCATGGTATATTAACGGTACGTATTATCTTGATGATTTTATATGTAAAGTTAAAATAGCACTTGATGAAGCAACTATTAAAAATAGTATTTATACAATTAAGTTTGAATTTGGACATAATACAAAAATATTTAAATATAAACATGAATAAAAAAGGCTTAAGAGGTTTTATTAGGAATAGATTGCCCAAGACTTGGGAAATTGTTCTTACAAGAGAACGTAAACTTACTGCGTTCATTGAGTATGTATATGAAGCAACTCCATCAGTAATGAAGGGAGGTAGAGGTTGGCGACGTGGTGTACATAACATTACAGTCGGATACAATAGATGCAAAATCTATGAAATGTTTCAAGCTGAAAAGAGTAAAGAAGGCTTGATATATTGGGTAGGCATCTATAATAAAATTAAAGATCTTGAACATCAAATGAATTAACATGGAAATTGTTCAATATGTTCGCTGGACTGAACCAGGAGAGCGAGAAAGACTACAAGAAGTAATGCAGCAATGCAGTGGAGAGATGGAATTTAGAAAGAAAGTAGCTTCTGAATTCAACATTAGTCCAATGGATGCAGCAGTTGTAGTAAAAAGATTCAAAAACGAATTTATCAAAATACTTAAAACAAAAGGATTATGTTAAAAGCAGGTATGTGGATCGCACAAGGTCCAGAAACTAATGTATTACTCCTTTTAAGCGGAGTAGAACCATTATTAGAAGTAGTAGGTGCAATTGATCTTAATTACTTTAAACAGAATGGTAAAGCTAAAGATCTTACTAAAGACAGTCCTGAAGTAGTAGATATTATGATGTATCCTGAAAAGTATACATTTGCATTACCATCTATTACTGAAGTAGTTGATAATGTAGGTATTGGTGATTTACAAACTCTAGAAGGCTTAGGTGAAGATTCTAGAAAAGATAAAATCATCGAAGAAGGTATTGCTTACTATAAATCAACTTTACCATTATATGGTATAGAACAAGCTAAAGTAAGAACTAGACTGCATTTAAAGAAGAAATACAGTCTAAAAATGTCTCAAGCTAACTATGTATTCACTGTAATTTGTAAAGCACTAAACAGAGAACCATAATGAGCGATTTTAAGAGACTTATTGAAGCACTCAATGCTGAATTAGAGGAACCTTATAGGTTTACTTTAGACAAGATTATATCTTCTGCAAATTTTGATACTAAAGTATTAGGATATGCAGATAGTGTATTAGATGATTGGGCAAATATACCACCTAATTTAAAATCTAAGATAGTTACTAGTAACACTTGTCTAAGTATCAATAAGTGGATAAATAGAAGACTGTGGATGGATATTCTTAATAATCTGTTAGAAGATAAAATATTAAGTCTTCAGACTAGATTAGTAAGAGTAAGGATTGCTATTAATATGTCATTGAAAATGGCATATCCTCTCAATGAAGAAGAGAAAGAAGAATGGAGAGAACATATCTCAGATGTATTCTATAAAAGATGTCTAGCAGTAAATAATTATTACTGTAAAGAAATCATAAAACTTCCCTTCTGAATTTAAGGATTGTAGTTATTGGGTTAACTACAATCCACTAAAATTTAGCTATATGACACAAGAAATAATAGATCTAGTGGAGCAAGCTAAACAAGGTTCTCAAAAAGCATTTAGTAAATTATACTATAAGTATAAAACTGATATTTGGTATACTATTATGGGTGTAGTCAAGAATACAGATGTTGCTGATGATTTAACATCAGTAGTATTTACTAAAGCTTATGAGAAATTATCTATGTATACTCAACATATTTCATTTAATATGTGGTTAAAGACTATTGCTGTTAATGCATCAATAGACTATATACGTAGAAACAAAAAAGAGCAATTAAATAACTATATTGATGAGGATGAAAATTCAATTCAACTATCTACTTTAGAGAGAAGTCCTGAAGAAGATTTAATTCTAAAGGAAAAATTAGATATAGTCTTACAAGCTATACCTACTCTTAAGAAGAAATATAGAGATTTAATCAACGCTCGCATAGATGGTATGTCTTATAAAGAGATAGCCAGTAAGCTTGCAATGAATGAATTAGCTGTAAAAGGTGATTTAAACAAAGCAAGACAAAAACTTAAACAGAAAACAGATTATTAACAAATACTTTCAACAATATGACTAGTTTTTGTTTACTCCTTTTAGGAGCATTAGCATCTTTTATCATTTCTAGAATGTGTAAAAGTGCTAGTTTGTACGTATTCTTAGTATGCGTACTTTTACTAGGCTTTGTTATAGGTACTGGAGTAAAAAAGGTAGTTGCAAATACCTCAAATACTCCTTCTCAAGAGTTAGTTGTTACTATGGCTCCTAATCCCACATCTCAAGGTTCTACTGCTTTTGTAGGGACAGTAGATAACCAATCTTATGAAATGGGTCAGGAAGACGGAGGTGAGACGTTAGTAACAACTGATAGAGAAGATGTACTTACTATGCCTAACAATGCAGAGATAGAAGATGACAGTTGACTGCACTTAATTTCATAATTTAAGTGTATTAATTGTTAAGTTATTAATTTATTTAAAACATAATCAATATGGCAAAAAGAAATAAAGGTGGAAAGACTCCAAGTGCAAAAGCAGCAAGAAATTTAGAAGCTTTGAAAAAAGCTAAAGAAGCAGTAGAAGCTTCAGCTAAAGTAGAAACAACAAAAGTAGAAGATTCTAAACCAGAAGAAAAGAAGCCTGAAGAGAAACCAGCTGAACGAAAGAAAGGTGGTGTCTATCAGACTCCAATGGGTAAATCAGCATATGAAACTCATATGTTGTGCACAAAATCACCGTATATGAGTCTACTTTCTCTTAAGATTGAGAAAGACAGTAAAGGCATTGAAAATATCAAAGCCGAGTGGAAGAACAATGAAACTAGTGAAACTACTAGTGTTCTCTTCCCAGTATCTAATGTAAAGGAGGGAGACGGAATTGACGTCAAACGGATTAAGGAAGGAATTAAGAATCCTATTCCTGCTGAAGTTCCTGAAACTAAGCCAGTTGAGGAGCCAAAGAAGGAAGATCCTAAATCTACACCTACTGAAAAGAAACCTAAACAGCAGAAGCCAAAGAAGGAAAAAATAGAAGAAGTAGAAGCTGAAGAAATTGACATCAGCAATGCTCCAACTATTAAACCAGCAGCAGCTCCTGCGCCTAATATCGTAACTCAAAACAGTGACAGAATTGATGCAAATCACTCAGTAGATTTGATGAATGCAATTCTGAAACGCCGTGAAGAGATTAAAGACGATCGGGCAATGTATCAAGCAACAGGAAAACAGGCAGACCTTATGATGTTTGTATTGATTCAGAAATGGAATGACCAATTCAAGAATGATGCAAAAGAACAAGGCTTTACTGTGAACGAAGAAATGTTTGCATATTTGAATGAAACAGCTTCTTTGTTCCTCGGTGTTAATTTGCTTCCTAGCAAAACATCTGATGGACAGCTTGAGATTAACTTCAAAGATGCTGTCGCAAAGACAAATCCTGAAATGCAGAAAGCTTTAGAACAAGACGCTAAAGTTCCGCAAACTCAGGAAATGCCAAAACCCGAAGAATGTGTCACAGATGAACAGAAAGTAGCAGCAATGTGTACTATTATGAACATGCGGCACAAGCAGAAGTCAGGAGGTATAGGTAAGAATGTAGCAAATATGATTGAATTTGCACGGGAAGCCTATAAGCTTGATAAAAATGCAGAACCAGCACAGGTATTAGCAACTGTATTGCTTAAGATGAAAGAAGCAGGACGGAATGCTACATTGCTTGAAGGTTGTGCAAATGCTATTTGGGGTAATTTAACTGGTAATTTGTCAGTTTTAGCATCTCATGCTTGGCTTAAGAATCAATTAACAACATACAACGATGCGCAAGTTGCTAATGTTGTGAAAGTATTCTTAGCTAAGAAGATTACTGATGAAACTGCAAAAAACAATAATTACGAAGAAGAAGCAAAACGGTATTCTCAATTAATTAGTGGAACTAATGACGATCTGATCAATCGTATTATTACTTCTGCTAACAATGAAGGTAAAGATGAAGACAAACTTGTATATCCGGAAATCAAGGGTCTGAATCTTAAAGGTAAACACATTTCAGCAATAAAGACTGTAAACAATCTGCGGATTGCTTATGGAGCAGAAATGAATGACAAGATGTTGAAACAAGTAATGCAGAAAGTATCTAGCTTGTACACATCAACCTCTTTGAATCCTCTTACTTTCTATATTGAGAAATCTGCGTATGCTACTAAAAAGTAACAACTAACGCATTATCAAAATGAGTAAAAAACCAACAGTTTTATTTACGCTAGCAATGCTAGCTTTCGGTGGATATGTAGGATTTGTAACTAACTATACGAATACTGCCACCGCACATGAGTATGTGATTCCGAAGTTCACAGATGTACCTCGGGCAAAAGACTTTAATATTGATATTAATTTGAACGATAACGCTATAAAATTAAATGGACAAAGCAACCCAGAACAAAATATCAATGTTGAAATCAAAAAGAAAGACAGTATCATCTATCTAACTTCTATTGTAGAGAAGGAAGTACCTAAATACATTAAGGTAAGAGAACTGCCATCAGTTAAAGAGAATAAAACCACTTGTACGGATATTCTCCAAAGACTGAAACAACAACAATCAGAGAAGATAAATCTGAGTCGCAACTAGAATAGCCAATGCGATTATAGAGCTATAATGGTGTATATCCAGAGATATCTAAATCAAAGGATTAGAAAGTAAATGGTTAGATTACTTTCTTAAAATTAAGATAGTACAGAATATTAGTAGGAATAGAGTATAGCTACAACTATAGGCTATTACTGAAAGTATAATAACTTATTGTGTCTATATACTATCTATAGACTGAAGGAGCAATAAGATAGAGGGAGAGCGTGTACAACCCTCTTGTTTTTGGTGAGAACCGACTGGAGACAGAAACAGAAGACGCAATTAGTAGAGAGCAGTCTACAAAATTAAACAGTACAAGGGGAACGAAATCCTCTTAAGTTACTCGCAGACTTATCATAGTTTGAATCAAGAAGGAGTAATAAACACGATGATGCCCAACAAATCGTAGTGTCCAAGACTACGTGCTGAACATTATCGAGCATATAACGCTCTAGGGTAGCTCCAAACTCCCCTTTATGGCATAGACCATATAAAAATGTCAGTATAGTGTTCTATACTTATCTAAACAGTTATATTGTAACTTAATAAGTTTAGAGATAGTATATATGAAGGTACTTAATTATAATATTATAGCACTACTTATTAAAAAAATATTGATAGATTACCTGGATTAGGTGTAAAGCCTATGCACAATGTTATGATACCAGTTCATAACTAATCCTAAGCTTGTATTACTATACACTCCAGTATAGAGAGATAGAGTGATAAAGTGAGTAGTAGATTGTGTGCCTATTGGCTGAGTAGCAATGATCCAATATTAATAAATAAGGAATCCTGCAACGGACCTCTTTAGGAAATAAGGAGTATGTGAGTTCAAGTAATATTATAATAAACTCAGTTGTTATCTATCTGAGTATAAACCTAGAGTGCTTTGCAACAGGAATATAAAGATAACTAGCGGATGAAGTGCGCAATAACACTATTTCAATACTAAGTGGAAGACATAAAGCTTAGAAGTACTAAATGATTTTATCCAGAAGCATAACTGGAGTTTTATCAAATTTGCACAAGGTGAGATACTCTATCCTTAAGAGTATATGTGAAAGTGAGCATCGCCCTACTCCCAGGTTGAAGAGAAGCAGACACATTAAGAGACGGACACGAAGCAGACCGGAGAAAAATCTGTGCATTGCACTAAGTAGTAGTCTTAACGGGAAGTGACAGAATGTAAATCTATTTAGGAAGTCTCTATTTATGAGAGAATAAACATGTTTAACTTAACTAATGAGGAAGTTCAATGGTAGGTTTTAGGACGAGTAGTGATAAGAAGACGAAAGTAAATCCGAGCCACCCTCGACTGTACAATATAATTGCTAACATTTGAAACATTTAAAGTATATTGCGCAACAATATATGTAAAGTGACGCTGATTCCTTACATTAAAGGATGATAGGTGGAAATCCTAAAGTTATGTGCAGAATAAGAACAAAGTCGTAAGTACACGCAGCCTTAGAATAAACTATTAGACTATAGAGTGGGTGTTTTGAAACATAAACAGCTCAAAATAAAATTCGGTAGAAGTATTACCGATAGTGAAGTAACAGTTGTAGGTTATGAATCATATACAGTACTCCTTACTATAATAGGAAAAAGAGCACGTTATAGTTGCTGTTAGGCTCTTTAAACAATCAGAAACTAGCATAGCATTCGATTTTCAGATAATTTCAGTTATAATGTTATTTGATGGGTATAAATCTCCTACCGTTGGAGTCCCGTTGTACCTCTTTAGATATTAACTAGCATAGCATTCGATTTTCAGATGTCGAATTACATATCTTTTCATAGTTTAGTATTAATAATTTTATGAAGAACGGCTGACTCATCTGTCTCATGAGTAAAGTCCTACGGGGAATACCGAGTGAAGTAATAACATCACGTTCTAGTAGTAATATTAATAATATAAAGACTTATCTTATAGTTTTCAGATTACTTATCAAATCTTAGCAGAATTTCGTTATAGAGTTTTACTGTTTGAATACAAGAAGTGGTTTTTAAGTTTTTAACAAACGAATAGATATTAGACACTATTCCACTTAGATAAAAGAACTCTATAGCTTACTTTTTAAATTAACTTAGTATTAACTTACTCCGTAGGTGGAATCAACCACGGAATCAAGAAAGGAGAGATTATGGAAACAACAAAATATGAAAGCGTGTTCAAAAATCCAGAAGGTTTTACTCAGCAAGAAATTACACAGTTACGTACTAAAGTAATTGCATTTAGCCGTGCTTTAGTTGGTCGGCGGTTGGCAATCCCCGTAAGTGATAATTTAGATTTGAATTACAAGAAAAAAATGGCTGGTGATATGCCAGGTCTTGTACTTGCAAATCCGATGAAGAAGTATATGATTGAAACTGTTGATTTGTTCAACGTAGATATCGTGCGGACTGCAAATGGTAAGATTGTTATTATGTTTAATAATGACGAAAAGTTGCAGTTTGATTTACGGGCAGATGTAGATATCGTATTGAAAGCTGGTCCGAAAGATGTTCAAGATGCTATCTTGAAGTTTGAAGCAACTGGAGAACGGTCTCCGTTCTGGAATGTTAAAATGGTAACAGAAGTTGTCACTCAGTTGAATCAGAGTAATTTGACTGATCTTAATAATTTTATTGATGAATTAGCAAATCAGGGAGCTTCTCTGGAACAGATCAACAAGATTACTAAGGACGACACTACTGCTTACTACAAGAGCATCGACGAGTAATTAATCTTAAGTACATAAAGCTATGGCAACAAGTAAAAAGCCAATAGATTCATATCACTTGCAGATGTTACAGCTAATTATGTCTGATCCTCGTATTCAAAATAATTTGCTAATGGATGGGAGCAAAACAATTAAAGTTGAATATGATGGAACAGTATTAATAGGACGCCACAAATATGGTTGGGTAAATAAGTGGTTTAATTCCTATTATGTAATAGACTTTTTTAGTTTAGTACAAAGAATAGCTTTTATCATCACAGGTGTAGAAAGTAACAATTGTGATAAGTCAGGTTTGGTTGGGTTTCTGACAGAAGCAATTGATAAAGTACTTAAGAAAGATGAAAAAGAAAAAGTAATCGAGTTATTATTGTATTATTGTACATTACTTGATGAAAACAGTCCATTGAAATTGACCTATGATATTACAAAAGATGACCCAGGCTTTGACAAAAATATGGGTAATAACAGCAAGCGACGCAAAATGGTTGGGGTAGCAAATGCTTGCATAGATTTTGGGTATGAAAGAATACCCGTCAGTTTACATGTTGAAGGAGATTTATAATCGAATATATACATTTGGTTGGGTTCGTATTAAGTAGAAAATAATTGAAAATCAACATAAAATCAGTAAGAGTATATACATTTGGTTGGGTTCGTATATACTCTTACTTACTTGCCTCTGATAATGTTACTAAGGTAACTAAGTGTTGGAAAGCCGAGAGAAGAAGAATCGGATGCCGTATCGAGATGTGACAGAGGCGCTAACTCTTTGATCTTGTCTGTCTTATTTCTTAATTTTATTGTTATTCATATCAGCGGTCTGTGAAGATAGCTGATATTTTAAGTTATTAGGCTTTGATCGGTCTATTAACTACACAGGTAGACTTTCTAATATACTATATGTAATTAACTAATTGTCAAATTATTAAAATCAAGTATATATGAAAGCAAATAAATTTATTGAACAGCGTGATAAACTATCAGCAGATATTACTAAATATTGGAATATCATTTCTATTGAGAATGTAGTAAATCGTAATTATCAACGTACTTATGATTTGAAAGAACTTTATAATACAATCAAAGGTCTTACAGATGATCGAGTAATTGTTAAATTAAAGATACTATGTATCAATATGGGTATAAAGAAATTTAGTGATTTACCAGCTGATTGTAATCAATTAGATGTATTTAAATTATGTGAATTACAAGAAATGAAAGTACATCTAAGTCGTATACGAACTTTGAATCCTGTTCTTAAGTCTAAGAAAGGTAAAAAAGCTCTGAATAAGACTGAAGTTTTAACTTCAAACTGGGTTAAAGCACGAATAAAAGAACTCGATTTAGAGATTCTGAAATTAAAAGAGAAACTTACTAAGTTCAATGAAGAAACAGAATTTGACGATTCTGCTGCTCCAATGTGCTTAGCAGCTTAAAATATAACAAGGAAGCGATAGGAAAAATACGTACGGGAAATCTTAAAACATTAACCTATTTAGCTTCCTTTAGTTTTTAACTATTAAAATCAATTGTTATGAATCAAGAAACTAGAAATAAGAAAAATGCTAAATACCAGCAAAACTTACAGAAACGTTATGGATTAACTAAATCCTCAGATTATAAAGCTATGTGTAGCAAAGGAATATCTTTGTCAGAAAATATTAAACCTATGACAAAGGAATTTGTAACTACTCGTCGTCATGATAAAATAGTAAGTAGAGAAGTATATACTTATAAGTGGACTCCTGAAGCTACTAATGCACGAAAGGAGTATCATGAAACTAAAGAAGGTATAGCTAGTATTCCTAAGAAACCTACACAGGTATCTGATAAGAAGGATAAAAAACAGTTATTAGAAGAACGTCCTTATTCTGGTTACCATAAAGAATTGGTACAGAATCTATATGGTAGCAATAAAGCAGAACGTATTGCTAAACAACAAGCTTATAAAGCAGCTCACGAAGAGAAAATTAAGAAAGTAGCTAAACAACTTGCAGAGTTCAAGATGTCTAAGAAGCTACAATATTTAGAACAAAGACCGTATAAAGTAGTTATAGCTACTACAAACGATAAAGAGTTTAAGACAAGCTACTCTAATCTACCTATTGAACAACTTACTGAAGTAGTTACTAAATTGAATACAAAGTTATCCGATAAATATAGTAACTATGAATCTATTACGATAGTAGATAGAGCAACTTTAGAAAAGAAATGCTTTGCTAAACATTTGCCAGAGATAAAGCAAGCAGCGTAGAGCGACAGACTTTTAGCAGGATAGTCTATAAAGAATCCTGCCTCAAGGGGTGTTCAGCTAGCAGGCAAGCGCAGGGTACAGGGAGGAATATTAGAGAGACTCTAATACACTATTTATAGTGCTGCAACCAATCAGCATCATGGGTTCGATCCCCATACACTCCACTAAATTTATACGCTATGAAGATAAGAGGAAAAACAGTATATGTCTATGATATTGAAGTTTTCCCTAATGTATTTCATTGCACAGCAAAGAATACTGAGTCAGGAAAGTTTCATAAGTTTGAGATATCAAGCAGAAAAAATCAATTAGCAGAGCTAGTTAATTTTTTTCGTGTACCAAATGTTAATACACCATTAAAATTTGGAGATCTCTATACTACTGAAACTCAAATTGATTCAAACAAAATCTTTGCAGGATATAATAATTTACATTATGATAATCCTATTATTAACTATATAATAGATTATTATAATATACTTAAAAATAAACCATATCTAAGGATATGTGATAGTATTTTTAACTTAAGTAGAACTATAACTACATCTCAAGCAGATGACAACATAGAAGCATGGAAAAAATGGAAATATCAAGTATGGTATGATTCATTTGATATACTTACTATGTTATATTCACAGAAATTGCGTGTTGGATTGAAGGAAATGCAAGTAACTATGCAATATCCTAATGTTCTAGAATTCAATGGAGACTTTAATAAGTTTCTAGAAGAAGATAGAATAGAAGAGATGATTGAGTATAATGTGAATGACGTTAATTCTACTGAAAAATTATTAAATCTGTGTTCTGAAGATATAGAATTAAGAATAGCTATCGAAGATGAATATAAAGTAAGAGTATTAAGTAAAGATGGAGTAAACATTGGAATGAAAATTCTAACGCAGAAATATCTTGAAAAGACTGGTCTATCATGGTGGGATATTAAAGATTTAAGAAGCCCAGCAGATGTCATAGACCTAAACAAAGTAATATTGCCTTATATAGAATATAAAGATCCTATACTTCGTAATGTACTATCTGATATGAAAAAACAGATAGTATCACCAGGTAGAAAAGGATATGAAAATAAATTCGTATTCAGAGGATTAAAGTATTCTGTAGGAGTTGGTGGTATTCACTCTGAAAACAAACCTGAGATAATTATTCCTAAGGAAGATGAAATGTTAATAGATATTGATGTTGCATCTCTGTATCCTAGTATGATAATAGAGTATAAATTCTACCCAAAGCATTTGGGTCCTGAATTTCTAGAAGTTTATAATCAAGTTAAAGATGAACGAATAGAAGCAAAACATAATGGTATTAAGACTAAAGATAAAACGCTTAAATTAGCATTAAACGGTCTTAGTGGTAATCTACAGAATGAACATAATTTCTATTATAGTCCTTTCGCAGTAATGCAGATTAGAATAAATGGACAGTTACTATTACTTATGTTAGCAGAAAGATTATCTGATATTGGCTGTAGAATAGTACAAGCAAATACAGATGGTTTATTTGTTCTTCTTAAGAAGAATCTGTATGAAAAACTACAAAGTATATGTAAGGAATGGGAACAACAAACGAGACTAACTCTAGAAGAAGATCGTTTTGAAGCTATGTATCAATATGCTATTAACGATTATATAGCTGTAAAAGAAGGTTATCAAGCAATGAAGAAATTGTTTGAAACTGAACCAGAAAAAGCTCTAAATAAAAAGAAGAAGCCTTATACTTCTTTAGATATGATTAAAGATGATTATATCAAAGAAAAAGGTATGTTCATTACTAAGGTATTACTCGGTAAGGGAATGTCTGCAAAGATTATTCCAGAAGCTATTAGAGATTATTTTGTTGATGGTATTCCTGTAAAAGATACTATCTACAATTGTAAAGATATTAAGAAGTTTCTTACTTACCAGAAAGTAGATAAGAAATTCTCTGTAGAATATAATGGAGAACTGACACAAAGAATCAATAGATTCTACGCATCTACTAATGGTCCTTATTTATATAAATGTAAAATAGTAAACAGAGATATTGAGATACCGCAATATCTTGTATGTCTCAAAACAGGAGAAAGTATAATAACTACAGATCCAAATCAGTTTTACTATAATTCTAATGTAGAACAGATATTACCTTATAGTTCAAAGATTATAACTAAAGGTACTAGAGTAGACTATACTAATCTACTTACTGCATCTGGTGTTACTATACTAAATAAATTTGATAATAAACCTATAGAAGAAAGAAAGATCAATTATCGCTACTATTTAAAGGAAGCGTTAAAGATCGTTGAAGAATTAAAACCAAGACAACTAACGTTGTTTTAACAAATATTTCCAGATTGTATCAAAAGTTAGTTCATAAAGTACTATATTATGATACTAGAATTAGATACAACATTATTAGATATTTTTGGAGAAATATCAATTAATCAGTTAGTATTTTTAACTCTTGTGTTGAATGATAATCAAAGTAATAATCAAGACGTTCACAAGTTTCTCAGCCGAATAAGTGAAAACGACATACAAGAGTTAATCGACAATGACCTTATCTCCTTTACTACTTCAGGAGATAATAAAATTTATAGTCCTACAGAAAAACTATTGTCAAGTACAAAACAAGATAAGACATGGTTTGATGAGTTCTATGAAGTATTTCCAGTGTATGTTTTAAGACCAGATGGTACTAAAGGTTTTTTACGATCTAATATAAATAAGTGTCGTAAAGAATATAATCGTATCGTAGGTAAATCTAGAGCAATGCATGAACACCTTCTTCAATGTCTTCAATATGAAATTGAAAACAAAATGATAACTGGTAAAATAGGTTATATGAAGACGATGTGGAAATGGCTCACTCAACATGAGTGGGAGGTTATTGAAGAGCAAATGAGTTATGAATCTGAAACGCCTGTAAGTTATGGAGAATACGGAACAGAATGCCGTTAAAATACTACCTTTTGAGTCAATATCTCAGGTAGCAAATAAATCCATAAACTACATTAAAGCTAGAAAAAATCATAGTATAGTATCCTTAAAAACTAGATGGGATAAATTCAATAAAGCTACTGGCGGAATTGAACCAAATATGATATTTACTATAGCTGGTATATCAGGTAGTGGTAAGAGCTCAGTTGCAAATATGTTAGTAATGGATTTAATTGATCTTAATCCTGATCAGGATATCGTAGTATTATACTTTAGTTTAGAGATGGTAGACTACAGAAACGTTGGTCGTGTAATAAGTAATAAAACTAAGAAAACTGTATCTGAATTGTATAGTTCAGTAGAAACACTTAGTGATGAAGACTTGTTAAAAGCTGAATCGGCAGCTGAAACCATTAAGAAATACAATATATACTTTGTTGATAAAGTATGTAATGTAGAAGAAATAGGTAATACTATAGATTACTTTCATAATACTGTAGCTAACGGTCGTTGGCTAATAGTAGTATTAGACCACGTTCTTCTAGTAAATGGAGAGGGTGGAGAAAGAAGTACAATAGTCGATTTACAGAAAATGTTTATACAGAAGAAAAAACTTTCTAATACTAGTATAATACAGCTTTCACAGATGAATCGTAATATTGAAAGTCCTGATAGAATTAATAATCCAAGCACTCACTTTCCAATGAGAAGTGATTTATCAGCATCTGATGCAATATTTCAAGCTAGTGATTTTGTTATTGCTGTTCACAGACCAGAGATACTTAATCTAGCTATATATGGAGTACGTCGTCTACCTGTAAAAAATAAGGTTTATATGCATTTCTTAAAAGTAAGAGATGGTGAACCATGTATATTAGAATTTGAAAACGAACTTCAATATGGCAATCTAATTGAAACAAATACTGCAAGTGCTGAAGAACAAAAAGTAGTATTTAAACAAATTAAAAAAGGCTGATTATGAAAGGTTTTACAATTAAACTTCCGAAACAAAATATTGACCCTCAGGGTTCTTTGAAAAATCGTATATTAAACGAAGTTAAAAACCGCTTACCGTTTGCTAAATGGTATGGAATTCACACTCCGGAAGATCCGGAATACAGTATATCATATGCAGGTCCTGAAGACTTGCTATGTTTTGGATGCAATCGAAATGCACATTTCTCTGCATTCAATAAAAAATATTATCGACCGACATGTTCATATGATAATTCACTTACATGTCCGTTCGCAAATCGAGCATTTAAGTTGCGTCAATATGATGCTATTTCAGAATTTGATTTAGCATTGAAACGATTAGCAGAATATGCTAAGATCATGGAAGACTATGAAGAAGATCGTGGTTACGATTTTACTTACATGGGTCAACCTGTACGTATTTACCAGAAGTTTATTCAAATTGGTTATACAATCATTCCTATTGATAATCCTAGTCTGTTTTTGAATAACTATCGTAAAGCAGATAAAAATAATATAGTAAATGTTATTATTAATATTAGTAACAGTACTACTGTTAACAATATTCTCAACAATGAATAACGAATAACTTTACATTGTGTAAAATTTCAGTTTTTGTCAGATAATTTCAGAATCTCACAGGTAAAGCATTAACCTATTTTAATATGTTAATACTACCAAAAGAGAAAAACAAACCAAAGGTTAATAATCCAAGATTTTTAATCCTATTTGGTAAACCAAAATCAGGTAAAACTACATTATTATCTAAGCTTGATAATTGTCTTATAATTGACTTAGAGGGAGGTTCAGAATTTCTAGAAGCTCTCTCTATTCAAGCTCGTACTATTGAAGATTTAGGTAATATATCTAGAGCAATCAGTGAAGAAATCGCTACAACAGGAAAGAAACCTTATAAATATATTGCTATAGATAATGCTACTAGACTCGAAGAAATATGTTTAGGATATGCTAAAGTTCTGTATTGTCAGACACCAATGGGCAAATCTTATAAGGGAGATGATGTTCGTACATTACCAAATGGTAGCGGATATCTCTACTTAAGAGAAGCAGTTAAAAAAGTAATAAACATGTTTAAAAATCTTTGTGATAATTTTATTCTTATAGGTCATACTAAAGATAAGATGATTAATAAAGATGGTGAAGAGCTTATAGAAATGGCTATAGATTTAGTTGGAAGACTAGGTGATATAGTATGTGGTGAAGCAGATGCTGTTGGTTATGTCTATCGTAAAAAGAATGAAACTATTATATCTTTTGAAGGTGGAGATAACTCAGTAAGAGAAGCCAGAGCTCCTCACTTACGAGGTAAAAAGATAGTTATCGCAGAAAGCGATGAAAATAATGTTATTAATGTTCACTGGGATAAGATTTATTTAGACGAGTGTGCAGCCTGATTTAAAAACTTAAAAATATTGAAATTATGACATATAGTAAAGAACGTGCAGCAAGTATTAGCAAAAGTGATATTAAGTATATTCCCGCTGGTATTATTGAAAATGTAGTATTGAAGAGTGTAAAAACAGAGGTTTCTCCTAATGGTAATCAATTCTTAGAAATTGTTTTTGAGAAAGATGGAGCAACATTAACTCATACAGAATGGAAACCTACACTTGGTGGATTTGTAACTACAGAGGAACAGCTTCAAACAAAAATGGATAAACAGTATTCTCGTATGTTGCAGATACTTAACTGTTACTATAAAGATGAAGAGCTTGACTTTAATGGAGAAAGCTTTGAACAGTTTGCTCAGTGGATTACTGATATGCTGAACAAAGTAGATAAGAGTAAAAAACTTAGAGCTAAAATAGTATATAATGATAAAGGATATACTACTTTACCTAATTATGCTAAGTATACTTTTATTGAACCTATGGAATTGCCAGAAGGTAAATCATCTTCTATTGCTATGCTAAATATTGACCAATTTACAAAACCTGTTGTAGCAGATAAAGAAGTAAAAAACGATAACCCGTTTAGTGCAACTTCATCTACTACTAATACACAAGCTTTTACAGATAAAACAGATGATCTGCCATTTTAATATGAAGTAGATCATTATTAATAAATAAGGGTAGTGTAAAAGCTACCCTTATTCTTTTTTAATCATTAAAATAAATCATCATGGTAGAAATAGAACATATTCAAGATATAGAAAAAGATCAACCTGCAAAGTCTAGTGCAAAAGAACAGAAGTTAAAAGATCCTAAAGATTTAACTACAGAAACTCAAGATACTGATGCATCTGAAGCTACAGAGCATGATGAGCAGATTGAAAATCAAGAAGACAATATATATGAAGATAGCACCTTAGTTAATCATAATACAGATGTTCATGATTTAAAGCCTGGAAATAGATTTTATGGTAGTATAAAATATAATAATTCTAAAGGAAAACAACAAGAACGACAAGGTATTTTCTTAATATTAACTTCAGAAGTAAAAGGAAAGAAAGGACAATCCAGAGAATATACTATTACAAATTGTACTGGACAAGAGTATAAAGTGTGTAGTGGAGCTATTAAAATAGCTAATATAACAGATCTCAAAAAAAAGAAACAAATAGAGAAAAAATCACTAGAACAATTTGGAAGCAAAACAGAAATCAAAGAATTGCTTAACAAATTAGAAGAAGAATTTAAAAAGAAAGAGGAAAAAGAAAAGGAAAAAGAAGAATTAAAGAAAATTCAATTCTCATTTAGTTCACTAGAACCAGAAGACAAGCTTAAAAGTTTAATTAAAGCAGGTATGAATAACATCTGGATGGTTGGTCCAGCTGGTTGTGGTAAATCAACTATAGCTCGTAATACAGCTAAAGAACTAGATATTCCTTACTTATGTATTTCTTGTGGTATTGGTACTTCTGCAACAGAATTTACAGGATATAAATATCCTACTCGTGAAGCAACTAAGTTTGCTGAATTCTATGCTAAGAAGTCAATAATCCTTATAGATGAGATGACTGCACTCGATCCATCTGTAGCACAGGTTATTAATGCAGCATTAGCAAACGGTGAAATAGAAACTACTACAGGAACTGTCTTACGACATCCTGAATGTATTATTATTGCTACATCAAATACTTTTGGTAATGGAGCAGATCGTCAATATGTTGCTAATAACCAACTAGATGCTTCAACAATTGACCGTTTTACTGGAGCAATAATTGAAGTAAATTACTCTGTTAAATATGAGTCACAATTTGATCACGAAGTAGTAGATTATATTTATTTACTACGTGACTGCATTAAAATAAATTCATTACGCCGTATTGCATCTACTCGTATGATTCAAGCAGCAGAAAAGATGAAGAAAGTAGGTATGTTAGACTGGAAAGATATGCTTATTATTAACTGGTCTGATACTGAAAAGAATATAGTAAAACAATATATTCAAAAAGTAGAAGAAAATAAAACTAAACAAAGTACTGCTTCAATAATTGAAGCTATACGTAAAGATTTTTCAAATTCTACTGTAACAGCAAAATTTAAAACGGCAGCGTAATGAAAAAACTGAATTTAAACATTAATATAAATTCATTAGATGAATTTTACAGAGAATGTGACAATATTGAAGGAGGTAATCCTGCTAAAATAGATAATATTGAAAATCACGATGACCCTGGTTTTAGAGGATTATCTACAGCAGAAATACATGATTCTAAATATAGTTATACCAAAGGTTTAGATAATCTAAAGAAAATAGAAAAGGATATAAATCTAGGAGGTCGTAAACATAAATATAAGTACGATGATTCTGATGGAGATGATATGAACTTTGATCGGTACATAGAAGGTCTACCTTGCCTAAAGAAAAGAATACCTACGCATGGTATAGGTACTGGTAAGTTCGTTAAACTTCATATTTCTATATGTGAGAATTGCTGGTGTTCAGCTGAAAATCTTATGATTCGTGCATATACTGCTATGAGAATAATAGATATGCTAGAATCCCAAGGATATCGTGTTCAAATATCTGCATATGCAGATAATGAAGATCCTGGTTATTTTAACGGAGAACCTATAGGATTTCTTGGAGTTGAAGTTATAATTAAAAAGTTTGAAGATCCTTTAATTAAAGGACAAATACTTACAGCAATATCTCCTTGGTTCTTTAGATACTGGATGTTTAAATTCTGGAATGCTAAATTTAAAATGAATTGGGGATACGGACATTCAGTTAGACCAATGAAGAAAGAAACAACTTCTGACATCTACATTCAGACAGGCGAAGCTTTAACTGATGAAGATGCAGAATCAACTATAGAAAGAATATCGAAACTATTTAATAAAGAAGAATAGTTTCAACTACTAGGAGGATCTGTAACAATCCTATATGGCACTATCAATTTAAGGATATTAGATAATTTATGGAAGCGTGAGCCTGCACAGCAGAAATAAAAATCTATCTCTGGATAGGCGTGGTTCGATTCCACGACTAGTAGCAAACTAAAACAGATTGCATATGTATAGTAGAAAGCGAGCAAAACTCCCAGATAATATTACTCTAGATTGGATACTTTCTAAAGTAACAGAATATGATATATATGCAAAATATATAGGTCAATTTAAAGTAGGTATGATATATAATAGTCCATTTAGGAAGGATAAGAATCCATCCTTTGGTATTTACTATAGTAAACGTACTAAACAACTACTTTTTAAAGATCATGGAACAGGTGAATGTGGTAATGTAATTAAATTTGTATCATTATTTACTGGTAAAACAGAATATAATGATATATTATCTGATATAGTAGATAAATTAAACATTACTAACAACACTAAACTCGTTAGCTCTAAGCAATATATACAGCCAACTGAAACAGTAATTGGTGTAGTACGTCAAGAATTTACTAATGTAGATATCAATTACTGGAAACAGTTTAATATTTCTATAAATACTCTAAAGAAATTCAATGTAAATAGTATTAAATATTATTTATGTAACGGAATAGTAAAGGGTACTTATAAACGAGAAAATCCAATGTATGCATATAAGGTCTATAATAACTTTAAAATATATAGACCATTAGCAGATAAATATACTAAGTGGAGAAACAATCTTACAGACTATGATATCCAAGGCTATGAGCAGTTGCCTCAGAAAGGTGATATATTATTTATCACAAAGTCCATGAAAGATGTTATGTGTTTGCATGAAATGGGTTATCCAGCAGTTTCTCCATCTTCAGAGAGTACATTTCTACCTAAAGATGTATTAGAGCAACTTAAGACGCGTTTTAAGCGTATTATAATACTTTTTGATAGAGATACTTCTGGAGTAAAAAGAAGTCGCAAATTAAGCCGAGAAACAGGCTTAGAAGCAATGTTTATTAACAAAAAATTCAAAGCTAAAGATGTATCTGATGCTGTTAAAGCAAATAGCTTTGAAGAAATAAAAAATTGGTTAGATGAAACTATTAAAAACTATAGGTAAAGTAATAGCATTACCTTTTGATTTAGCTCTAATACTTGGAAAGTTGTTATTAATTCCAATCAAATTAGTGAGTGTGTTGTTGCATGGAGAATTTACTGAATGGAATAAAAAACGTAAGTTTATAGCAAATTCAATTAAAGAAATGTTTAAAGCTTTTAAACATAATAAAGATTATTCTTTCTTACATTCAGTAGGATTTACGGATGAAAACGGTAATTTCTCTGAAAGAATTGAAACGTTTAAAATAACTAAAGATAGTGTACAACATTATATTGACTATGCTAAAGCAAGCCTTAAACAAGAAAGTGCGTAATGCTACTAAACAAGAAATAGATGGAATAGTATTTCGATCTAAGTTAGAAGCTTATACATATTAGAAACTAAAGGAAGCGGGTATATCAGCTGAATATGAACAGCACAGATATACTTTACTTCCTAAGTTTGTATATAATAACTCTACAGTTAGAGCTATTACTTATTTACCAGATTTTGTAGGAGATGGTTTTGTTATAGAATGCAAAGGGTTTGCTACAGATTCTTGGGCAAACAGAGAAAAACTATTCAAGTATTATTTAAGCTTGAATGAACCCGATACTAAATTTTATTTAGTAAAGAATAAAAAACAAGTTGATGAGTTAATCAACAAATTAAAATCTTAAATTTTCAGATTATGACAAAGAATGAATTTATTAAAATAGGAGAACAGATAATTGCAAAACCTAAAGGTGCTGATTATGATTTAATACCTGGTAAAGTATATGACCTAAGTTGGAATAGATGGGAAGATTCACCTATATTCAAGGAAAATGGTGAATTAAATCTACCAAAGAAAGTCTATTCTACTAAAACAGATGATATATTTAAGAAGCGTATTATAACCTATTTTAATAAAGCAAATACAAATACTACTGGTGTAATGCTAGCTGGTACTAAGGGTACAGGTAAGACTGTAATGGCAAAAATATTAGCTAAGGAATCAGGTTTACCTATTATTGTAGTTAATCCTGATTATCCAGAAGGTAAACTTATTAAGTTTTTTAAGTCCTTTACTACTCCAGTATGTGTTTTGTTTGATGAAGTTGAAAAGAACTTCAAAACTGAGTATATGCTAGATTTCTTAGATGGAGTTGAAAAGACTGCACAGAAACTAGTAATTATGACTTGCAATGATTTAAGCAAAGTTAGTCAGTATATGCAAGATCGCTGTTCACGTATTCGTTATTTACGTCGATATTCTCCTGATGAAAATGCTGCATTCTTACCGATGTTAGCTGATGATTTTGGTATTAAGAACAAAGAAGAAGTAGTAAAATTCTGTAAAGAGAATATTAAACTACTTTCTATGGATAACATTGTTTCTTTCATGAGTGAAGTCAAAATGCTAGAAGATGAAGATATTAGTCTTCAGGAAATCATAAACATTATGAATATCTCTACTGAAAATATACCAACTAAAGTTAGTGATACTGTAGAATATGACGATGAGTATGATAATGAAGATAATGAATATAGTGATGATGATTACGAATGTTGTGATGCAGCATGAAAACAAATAAGGCTAGATATATTCTAGCCTTTTAACTTATATAAACATGAAAATATGCGGTATAAGTGATATACATGGTAATCTCATTGAGAATATACCTGAGTGTGATGTACTATGTATATGCGGTGATGTAGTAACATTAAATGTTCAAAGAAATATTGAAGCATCTAAACATTGGTGGGAAACAAAATTCATAAAGTGGGTAGATAAATTACCTTGTAAGAAGGTAATTATTATACCAGGTAATCATGATTTTTACTTAGAATATAAGTATAAATTAAATGAATGGGGTTCTTTTAAAGATAATATGCAAATTTTATCTAAAGGTAAATTAGTATTTCTTATAGATGAAATGTATATATATGAAGGTGTTAAATTCTACGGATCTCCTTGGATTAAACCAATTGAATTTCAAGAGGACAGATGGGCATTTAGTAGATTTGATACTTATGAAGATATACCACAGTGTGATATACTATTAACACATGATAATCCATTTTGTAATGAAGCTCTAGATGTTTTCTCCTTTGGAAAGAGTAAATATCATTTATATGGACATTGGCATGATGGATCTAGTGACGTAAATTCTGGAAGATACAATTGTTCTAGATTGAATAGTTGTTATAGTTTTAAAAAGAATTATGAATTTGTAGTGTTAGATATTATGACAGAAAAAGAAAAGAAACAAGTAGAACAAGCATTCTTAGATAAACTTATTAGTCAAGCATACAATAATAATGTAGCGGATTGGCTTAAGACATTTAAAGAAGTTGAACTACAACAAGATAAAGAAGATGAATTAGTTTGGGATACTTCAGCAGAAGTTCCTGAGTCAGCTGTAATTAGCGACATGGAGGATTAAGTATGAACAAGATGGTAATTGATACTCCTTACTATGAGGATATGTCTCGTTACTCTAATAGTGATATTGGATATTTTCTTAAAAATGGACCAAAAGGTCTAAAAGATTACAAAGAAGGTAAAGTAGCAAAATTAGATTATAATTTCCTTGAAAAAGGAACTATGATTCATGAATATTTACTTCAACCAGAAGAATTCTGGAAAGATTATATTATTCTTGATTTTGCAACACCTAAAGTAAAACAGCAAAAGGATTTATTAGATGAGTATCATAGACTTATGCAAGTAAATCCATTAGAATCTCAAGATAAGCTTAAATTATCTGCTTATAAAAAAGCTTATAGTAATAAGAAATCTGATGAGAAATGTATTGAAGAAGCCGAAGGTATCATTATGATTTATCAAGATTACTTAGAATATTTAAGTAAGAAAGATGATAATAAGAAGATAATTAGCTTTGCTGATTTACAAATGCTTAAGAAAATTAAGGAAAATATTCAGAATCATAAAAAAGCAAACGAGCTATTGTTTAATTTACCATCTACTTTTGAAACTCATAATGAGTTCCATATTAATTGGGAAGTAGAAAAATTTCATAATATCAAATGTAAATCTCTATTAGACAGAGTATGCTTTGATCATGTTAACAAGAAGATAATTCTTATTGACTTAAAAACTACTGTAAATGTATATAACTTTAAACATTCAGTAGAAGAATACGATTATTATAGACAAATTGCTTATTATGGACTAGCAATTCAATGGTATATGCAAGAGGTATTAAATCTTAATTCTGAAGAATATGATTTTGAAGCATATATTATTGCTATCGGTAAGGATGCTAATAATGAAATTAGAGTATTCAATATGAAAAATGATACTACTCTCAACGAAAAGATCGCTTCAATATCAGAAGCTCTCCGAAGAATCTCAGAACATATCAGTACAGATCAATGGGACCATACACTTGAGTATTACGAAGGTGATGGAACAGAAGAGCTGTAAATGTTATGAAAGACAAAAAATTGTGGTTAAATATAGCAACAAAACTATTCTTACTACCACTAATAGAAGAAGAAAACAGTTTAAAATGGCTAAATAAAACCACACTTGGAATATACGTAGCTGACACCAATAAACCAGAATGGGAAAATAAAATAATTATATGCTATAACAGAGGAGCTTTTCCGAATGAACTTAAAGTGAGATTTAAGAAAAACAAAAATTCATATGCTGAATATACAGAATTAATAAACGGAAACGCTTACAAAGTCATAGCATTTACTATACCCCCACAACTAAAAAAAGATTTTACACATTTACTAAACGGAGAGTACACCAAAGTAAGTATACAAACTCAAAATAAAATATTAGACCACTGGGGACCAATAAGTAGTAAAGCTAGAAAAATAGCAACACATTTTTTTAACGGATACAATTATTCATATTCTGTTAAACCAAAATTAAATGAAGCTATTCTAAATCTAAACAATATACCAATAAAAAAGGCGGATTTTAATCCGCCTTTATCTTTTTTATAGCCACAAAGAATTAGTACCAACATAACCTCGAATTATATTACAAATCATCTCTAATGTAAGAAATTGTTTATTTCCTATGAAGCGTTACCTATACGACCTAATTGTTTAGCTCCTGGAGTAAGTCTAATTGCTTGATCCAGCAACTTATTAGATACTAAATGTTTACCAGTACTATATTCTTCAAAAGGATCAAACATCTGCATAAATAACTTAAGTATATCATTTATATAACTCATAACAGGAAAAGGATCTTGGAAAAGCTTAGTAAAAGAAGTAGGTAAGACATAGAAAGTCATATCTGTAAATAATCTATAAGCCTAATACTTTATTACCCACAATATTTCCTATCCAAAGTCATGATCATCATCATCTCCAGGATTAATTAAAGCAAATATAGCATAGCTCAAAGCTGCAACTGAAAATTCAATAGCTGACTTAATTACGTTTCTCTTCTCGTCATCGGTCATAGTACTCCACTTCATCACCTCTATCTAAAGTTGTTTAGCTTTAAATATATTAGTAGCAAAGAAATTTATCATACCAGCTGTATATTCATTTCTAAACAGCCAAGAAGCAAAATCTCTATGCATACCACCTATTTCAGTATCGAACACAGAATCGTAATATCTCTTTTGATAACGTCTCATTACAGTAGGTTCAATCCATCTACGTAAAGACAAACCAATCCAACCATACCATTGAGATTCAGCAGCTACAGATGCTCTATCGCTATAATTACCATGCAGTGAAATTAGTACCTTCCTAACCTTGAGTGAAAATAAGTTTTGCTACATTTTATCAAAATTAGCAACTTTATCATCTACTACTAACTAATTATTCTCATCAAAAGTTACATAATCATACATACTACCTATTACTTTACCATTATCGTCTTTAGCTTTCATAGTCATCAAACAAGCAGTTAGGAATCTGATCTACATCTCATGCTCACCCATCTTATTCGGAGTATATAAGATATCACTAACAGAATGTCTCATAAAACCTTCTAATGATAAATTCTTATTTGATTCAAATATACCAAACCATTCAGCCAACTAATTTAATTTATTCTGTGGTACAGCTTTATTGACATCTGCTAGTAAACCGTAAAAGTTCTTAGCAAATTCTTTAGTAGCTCTAGTATAGTCTTCTTTCGTAGTATGCTGTCCTGCAACGACCTCTTCTAATTGATTTACTTCACCCACCAATATATTATTGAGTGCTGCTACCATATTACCAGACATTACTCTCTTATTAGACATACCAACTATCCATTTGATTAATTTAGCAGTATCTATTACTTTATCAGAGTATGGTAATTTAATTTTACCCATATCTTGTACTCTATTTCCATAGAACACCTAATCCACCCAAGAATCAAACTAATTCTAAGTATTAACTTTATGACTGGATACTTTATTTTTATTACCTTTTAACAAAGAAATAACATTATCCTGAGTTTCTCTACTAGCTAACAATGCCTATGTTTGCAGTATTAAAGACTCCAAATCACGTTTAACTAAGTAAGTATCAGCAGCATCAGCCCATTTGTAAAAGATAGTAGGTAAATCAAAAGATTGTTCATCTTCTGTTATAATCCCTTCTGCATAATAATACATAGGAATTTGCCGTATGCGTTTACCATTTTCGTCAACAAAAGTACCACGGATATCATCGTCTTGCATAGGTAGTATTTCTGTCTATAAGTAGTTCTTTATTGTTGACGTTACACCATCGCTATTTACTCTTTCAACACCTCTCTTAATAACGCTAGGTAACCTAAAGTTAAGACGTAATGAACGTGGCATTGAATAATCATATGTTTTTATAAGATCTAAAAATAATTTATATAACTACCATTTAGGGTCATTAGAGTCTTTGTATTTTAACATCTCCACATACTTAGCATTTTTATATATAGCAGGATTAGGTTTGCGATACTTCTCATCTAAATCTCGTGTCAAATCGTCTAATTCCTATCTTATATCAGCAGTAATAGTACCGTCTTTATACATAGAAAACCAAGATTTTCTTTTATCTGCACTAAGTTTAGCATTTTGTATAACTTTTTTTCTTTTTTCTTCATCTAATGGTTCTAATATAGATGCTAAATCTTCATCCATTTGTCTATTATAACCTTCAACATCAAATATAGGATTATTTGTTCTAAGCCATTCTTCCCAAGCTGCTTGCTATTCCTAAAAAGTTAAAGACCCATCAGAGAATATTCTGTTGCGTTCTTTTTTAGATGCTTGCAAATACTCTCCACCAATTGGGTTAACCAAGTAAATAATACCATTGTCAGTTACTTCTACAAAATCATCAAACACCTTTCTCAGGTCACTAAAATTAGTATTACCATACTTTGCTTTGTATTCTTTTAGTACTTTACTTATCTAAGATCTTAATTTAATCATTCGCTGCTCTTTATCACTAATTGCAAAATCAAATCTTTGTACTATGGCTTGCACAAAAGGATCTTTAGATTCATAAACTGTACCAAAGTTAGCTAATATAGAATTGCATTCAAATCCAGATTCAGCTACATGTCTTTGAGCATCTAGCCATTCTCTGGTTTGATACTCTATATCGTTACTGTTATCTCTTAAATACTATTCTATATGCTATTGAACTCTCAAATTAAAATCTTTATCTGATTCGTTAGGACCTTTGGGATTATTTTTTATATAATTTTTTCTTTCTTCGTTTTTAATTCTATGCCTAACTATACCTACGTATGGTAGAATTTCATTTAAATATAGTTTAGAACCAATTGTATCACAGGCGTCTAATATGTTTCGTTGTGCCTACTATAATTTATTACAAGCAGTTTCTATAGCTCTCACATTATCGTCTCCAAATATATCAGAATATCTATTGGCTAATCCGGATATTCTATTTACTATATCATAAGACGATGCTATTTCTCTATAGCTCTATAATACATTTAAGTCCCATTTAGCGTCTTTCCCTTGTTTATATCTTTCCTATATCTGTTTATTGAGCCTGCCTAAATGATCAGCCGCATAATTGGTGTACTAAAGTAAAGCGTCTAATTCTGTCATGTTTGATATCTTTTCTAACAGGTTTGCAGCATCTTTAGCTTGGGTGCGATAACTTCTGCGTAGCTTAAGAACCTATTCTTGAATACTTAGTTTTTTCTATATAGTATTCATCAAATTAGTAAGTTCTTTGAGCATTTGATCCACTTTTTCAGTATCATTTCCAAAAATAGTTTTATCACCAAATATATTATATTCAACATCAAATTTAGTTTGTTGTGATTGTGTTATCTGATAAAAACCTTCTTTCTTCATTTGACTATTAGCTTCTTCATTAGTACCAAATACAGTACTTAATCCTGCTTTACTTATCTTACCTTTATCAACGGAATACACAATCGGTATAATTCCCACTTTAGAAATAGGTATACCATTTTGCTATAGTATATACTTATACGCAGATAGCTGAAAATCGTAGCCGTCTTTTTCAGATTTTAGTCTAAATTTTTTACTAGTAGAAAACAAAAAGCCTCTCAATCTTGATCCTTTTTCATTGACTAGATACCCTTTATCGTTTTTCTTATTGTTATAATTTATTAATTTGGTTTTAAAATCCATTAATACATACTCGCCTGTTTTCTTATCTTTCAATATTAAGTCAGCGATACCAGCAACACCATGTTTAGGGTCAGTTAATACTGCTTCAGATGCAACAAAGTCATAATTTTGTTTAATATGATTAACTACATTAATTAAGCCTTTTATAGCTTCCCTAGACATACTATCTGTAAATAGTTGTATATCTAAATTGCCCTTCAATACTCCTTCTAAAACAGCGTGTATATTAGTACCATTGTTTCTAGCTTCTTGAGATATTTTAGCTTGCACCTGATCTTCCAATGATGCATCATAATTATCGTAATTAGCCTTTTCTTTAAAACCTGTAACAGATGTTAATACATCACCTGTTTTTTTATCTGTAAATCTATGTTCTACTTCATCAAAGATAACAGTGTTTGCTAAGTTATGTAATATATTTCTTACCTAATCTACAGATGGTATTTCTTGATGAAATATTCCAGATACTTTCTATGTATCGGATAGTTGTTTACGAATCAAGAAACTATCTGTAATTTCGGCAAGTAAAGCTTGTTTGGCATATTTATTATCAAACAATTTTTTAACAAAATCTTTGAATTTCTACCACCAACTTCTAGCTTCGCCATTCATATTAGCCACTCTAATACCTACAGCTTGTACTAACTGTTCTTTACCACCAAACGTTTCAATTCCTTCTTTAATTATTGGAGCATTAGAAAACATTTCTACATAGTAATGAGCATATTCGTGAGGAATGGTATCTTTTCCAGATTTAGTCATATCTATCAACGCTTGCGTAGCATCTAAATCAATAGATCCAGCATATCCACCCTCTATGGCTTCTACAAATTTCAATTCTATTTCTGGATACAGCTGTTGCATGATATATGATATTCTTTGAGAGCTACTAAACTACTACGGAGTTTTAGCGTCAGGTCTAGAGTATACTTGTTTACGTAATTGCGCAAAAGCCTCCGAAGAAGCTTTTGCATAATCACCTTCATATTTATCCCACAAATAATATGCTTGGTTTTCTCCAACCATATCTTCAAGAGTTTCAAACTCTTTCTTTACTTGTTTATTACTAAAATTTGGACAAAACGGGGTCATATTAATTAATTTTTACATTTATCTTTAATAGCACTACCTTTCTAATCACTATCTTCAGATTCTTTATTGTTATTTAACTCATCACCTATCTAATTGTACAGTGCCTAAAATACAGAAGACTGTTCGCCGAAATAATTTACAAACGTATATATCTACTTATCAGAATTGTTTTTGTATATCTCTATAGCAGTGTTTGCAGAATCGCCAACGATTGCTATTTTCTAGCCATTTGCTGTGGGTATTTCAGTCTAATCTATAGATATTACATAAAATTCTTTATTTTTAAATCTAGCATAGTCTCTAACTGGCAAATGATAACTGAAAGAACTGTCCGCTATAAAATACACAGCATCTACAGTATCTACTAAAGCTCTTTGCTGTTCAGAATCATCATTGGCTTTTTGAGAATTGAAATATTTAGAATAATCTATACTTCCACTTAAAGCATCATCTATCTTATCTAGAGTAGTATTAGTATTATTCATATAAATAGACTATTCTTTCTCATTCAAACTATTGAATCCTAATTTATTAAAATCATTATCCTACCACAGTAAAGACCTTATAGTGCCGTCTTCACTAATGTAACCATCGGCTCTTAAAGCAAACGACTGTCTCTTATTACTCTTATATCCAAGTTTATTAACTTTATAATATACAGGATTAGAAAATGTTGCGCCTGTTTTTTTAGAAACAGAAGACACTTTTTCTCCAAGACGGTATAAGTCATATCCGTTAGAAGTAGTTATTTTAATAAAAGGACTATAAGTATTAGTACTTCTATTAAATAACGAATTGGATCCTTTAGTAATAGTAATCACATCATTACCAACAACTCTTTTGATTACATATTTGTGATTTCTAGGAGATATAGTAGGAACATAATTATCATCAGATACAGCTAATAAGCTAATTACGTGGTCTTTTTCAGTATTAGTCATACCTGTTGTTCTACCCATAACATTTTCAGCAATATACTAATTAAACGTTTTTCCACCAGCTTTTAAATTAGCTAAGTACTGTGGTGGAATAATGTCGTATACTGTAGTTCTAACAATACCACCAGCATTTGAATCAGTACCACCAGATACGTAGAACATATAAACTGCGAAATCTTCAGCCCATTGTTTTATTTCAGGATCAGTACTGTTAAATAATTCACTTAAAGCTAATTGCACATTATTTTTAACATCAGAATCTTCTTTAAACTGTTGTGTAACCAACATGAATTGGGGAACTTTGACATCTCCAAGTTTGTTATACTTAACAGCGTTAAATAAGTCTGTTCCTTCACCTCTACGTAACGCTTTACGTTTAATAGCTTCATATCTTCCAGGAACACTATTTTCACCATATGTTAACTTTGCTAAAGCTTTTCCGCCAAACCTCTCAATTATGTACTGATTAAAGAATGGCAAATAAAGTACAGTTTTTATTTTAGGTCCAACCACTCTTAGGAATTCTTTACTTTGTCTACCATATAAACCCCATTCTTTACTAAGTTCATTAGCCGCATCAATATATACTTTGGAAAATTCAGGTAATAGTTTACTAAATGTGTCAAATATACCCATAACTCCTTTAGTGTACTTAGCTCCTAAGAACGTATTATCATACATATCTCTAGGATTACTAAATGCAATATTATATTCTGAGTTGAATTGGTTCACACCTTGAATAAAAGAAAGTAATTGGTTAATATTAACACCGTACTTCTTAGTATCAATCTGAGCATTTGAAATAGCATTGTGGTACTCTTTTGCTAATTCATACAATTGTCTAAACATACTTGCATATGTAAGCTAATCTTTAATCCATCTAGCGTCATGTTTAGGTTTAAGATTGCCCATTAATACATCGTGTTTGGTCAGTTCTGAATACTCTTTTTCTGGTGTATCTTCAGCACTTAAAGATTTTAATCTGTCATTGTAATCTTCTATTACAGAGTCCATAAAATATGTACCTCTTTTTTCCTAATCTGATACACCAATGAGTCCTTGTTTATAAGTCAACCAGTTATCAGAAATTTCCTTTATGATAGGTTGTGTTAAGAATGCAAACGTGTCATTACCAAACCCAGATGCAATTAGCATAGCTACTACATCAAAAGTATAAGCGTTAACATTAGCATTACCGATATAGTTATCTTTAGCAGCGTCCACAAACGCATTAATAAGACCTGAAGTTGAATCCAATATTTCTTCACCGTACCTATCAAAAGTTTCTCCTAATTTCTATAGTCCTAATTGCTCAATAATTGGGAATTTACGCATATCTAATTTAGCAATCTAAACAAAGAACTAGAATACACTATTTAATGCCATAGGTCCAATACCTGCATCAGAACCCGAATTAAGTTTTTTCTGTCTAGTTTGGAATACTGGGTTAAGATAAAATCCGTCTAAATTATCAGGTAATCCATCTGCTTTACCTCCAGAATATTCTTCTAATTCTTTCTTGGCAAATGTGCTAACAGGTCCTGTAGCAACGTCCAATGGAGTACTAGTAGCCAACGCATGATCTAAAGAAGTCAACACACCTTGATACATATCTAATAAGAAATTTTGTAATTTTTTGGAATCGGTGTTGCTTATGTTATTCATCACTTCATTTATATCATACTTAACTTTTTGCATTTTACCATTAACAACTTCGTAATTGTATCTGGCTAAGAACATTTTATCAATATCGAAGTCAGAACCAGTAAGTGCAGTAATACCAGAAGGGAATTGGATCATGCTACCATTAAGACTAGGTGCTAAATCTACTATTTCAACAGGTATAGTTGAATTCTACCCCTGTGTAGGAACACGATATGATAATGCAAATAACTCTTTATTATCTAATATAAATCTGCGCTGATCTTCAAAGTTATCAAAATCGTATCCTTTAATTTTATTACGTTTAGCTTCCTATATTACATCGTCAAAGAAATTTATAGACAATCTAACTTGCATTCTTTGATGAATATTACCGCTAGAATCAATTTCCCCAGGCATATATAGACGTTTGTCAGCATGTTGCTTCAAATTCATGAAATTGTCATAACCAACACTAGTGACCTGATACAAAGCTTTACCTGGAGTAACAGTATCTATTATGGTATCACCCATTTGAGCAAGAATACGAGACATTATCCAAGCAATATTTGGCATTGCTGCTGGGTGTATTTTAAATTCACCGTTTTCATCGACTTGGAAAGCAGCTACCGTTTCAGCTGGAAGATTCTCAGTTTGAGCCATTGTCTATAAAGACTTCATAAAAGCTTTTTTATCAACAACTCCGTTATCGTTTATACCCCATTTTTTGTTAAATTTAACAGACCCTCTTCTAGTAAGTTCATCTAGAATCGCTTTATAGAATGTCTGAAGCATTTGACCATCAACTGTAACACCATTAACTCTATATCGTCTGTCTTTATTTGTGTTCATCATTGCCACTTTCATAAATTGAGTCAATAGATTAGCGTCGTTTGTGTGATGTGAAGCTGTATTAAGCTGGTCTCCTAGCAAAGAAAAGTATTGCGACTGAATTACTGAAGCATTTAGTGCAGCTCTATCCACTTTACCATTTAAATCGAACAATTCAAAGTTAGGTAAACCTCCTGATTTAACGGCAGTTTCTTGTTTAACTACGTCTACATTACTATCTTGCATAAAATCGTATAACTGTTGTATTTCATGTCCTTCTACTTCAATTTTCCATAATACTTTATAAGAAGATTTATCATAAATCGGAGTAGTAAGTCCATCCATTCTACCCTAATCGTATCCGTAGTAAATATACTTAAGGGATGGTGATTCAAATTTGAATTTATCGGCAATACCAAAAATCCACCCTTTATAATCACGCACTTCTTTACTGTTCAAATTAGTTTTATTAGCATCGTACGCCTTAGCTTTTTTTACCAACTCATCATAATTTATATTAAGTACTTTACATATATTATCCTAAATAAGTCTTACTGTTCTAGGAGTAAGCTTGTCAGATCCAAATTTGTCATAATAAGTAAGTAAATTATATATAGCTTCAGATACATCGTTCCATGCTCCTTTTCTCTATTGTAAAGCTCTAAACATTTGACTGGTAACCCAACTTTGGGCATCTGATGGGTCGTTTTTAAGATAGCCTTCGTACCTGTTTTCAAAATCTTTTACTGCAACATCTAATAACTATGCATCAGTCATTGGTTCTCCGTTGATCATTACTTTCAAACGTCGTTCTTCTCTAAATTGCAGTAACCGATTTATCAATTTAGCTTTACGATAATTATCTTTTATGTTACCATCAGCATCTAATACGTCAGAAGTGTCAATATTTACTTTTATATTATTATCTTCCAAATATATTTTAACCATGTTCTCAGATAGCCCAAGAGCTCTGTATGCTTCCCCTTTATACTTAGCTTGATTTACAACCATTGTGGTGTTCAAAGTAACAGAATTATATGCGTTACTATCGAATAATCTATCTTCTTCGTCAAACACGTTTCTCATAGTACCTTTCTCTGAAGTAAGAGAAGTTGTAGAAACAATACCTGAATAACGTTTAGTTACACCGTCAATATTTTTATGATACGCAATATCTCCATGACACAATTTCTCAAATTCTGATATATCTGACATACCTTGTATTACAGCAGAACCAATAGCTCTATAATAATCATTGCCACTTAATTCATTTATGTTAACAGATTGTTTACCGTAAATGTATTTTTTAATTAAATCTGAAGGCAAGTAACGATTACTTGTTATATTACCAGCATCATCTACTATAATAGCTTTTAACTGTTGTAGTTTAACGATAGCGTATGCAATATTATCATTTAACATGCTTCTTATTTGTTTTCTGATACTTTCTCGGTTTATCATATCATAAACATAATCTATAGAACTTTGACGAGAATCTGTATCGAATATATTAGAAGATATTTTTTGCACCATATTAGAAGAAAGATTTATAGATTTGCCTATATCTTTAAAGTGCCTAAACTCGTATCCTCTAGGACCTTTTTTACCAGAACGTAAATCTATATGGAACGCTCTTCTGTAATATCTATCATTAACTTCATCATACAACCATTGCTGTTCTCCTTCTACGTAATGATACGTTTTTACTAATAATCTAAGTAACTTGGCAGCTTCTAGATTATTTTTAAATATTTGTTCCTACTACAATGAAGACAGTTTTGAGAACGAATCAATTGTGTAATTACTATTAGTTACCTAGTTCAACTTTTCAATGAAATAATCTCTAGTGTATCTAGCATCTGATATAGCCATAATTTCATCTGCCAAATAACCAACAAATACATCTATTACTTTGGGATTTATATCTAAATTATCATTGATTATGTTTTCAAACATCGGTATACCTTCAATATCAGCAGCAAATCTTTTATTAGCCAACGCTGGTGTAACATGTTTACCTGACCATATGGATATAAACCTATTTGTCAAATCTTCTAGTTCTGTTACTTCTTTATCTGCTACAGAGTCATTCCACTCATCGTCTAATACTGTACTAAGTTTTGTGTGTACTTGTACCTGTTTAGCTCCACCTAAGTTTTTTAGTGTATCTAACCATACGGAATGAGAATTATAAGCATTGTTTAACATCTTACTAATCCACTCTTTAGTGTTAGCAAGTATGGCAAAAGTTCTGGTTATGAAATTATACTATCCTATTGAATATATTTTGGTATTTCTAGGACCTTTTTGAGATTGTGTGGATGGTATAGATTTAACATAAGAACCAAACATTTGAGATAGCTAAGTAAGAATACCTTTTTCTGTAAACATCTCATCTAACTTCTTATATACTCCTTGCTAACGTTTATTAGAAGATTCTAGAAGTCTAAATTCAGAAACATTAGATGTATTTAACTTATTTAAAGGCTGTAAAAGTAAATTTTTACCAACCTTACCACTTTTAGATGCATTACGCATAGCTTTCTGCCAAGCTACAGCGTCTTGCTATAAATCTCCAGTAATAGTTCCAAATTGATAAAGTTTATCTGCTTCTCTAAGTACGTCTTTTATAGACTCTAAGTTTTCTATGTTCAATTTGTTCATAGCCTATTTTAGCGGAGTTATCATATTTCTAAATAACTTGCCAGCTTCACTAGTAGTAGCTACACTGTTTAATTTATCAGAAATGATATCAAGCGCAACAATCATAGATCCTTTCCATTTATTGTCTAGTTTACTTTGGATTGCATCTAAACTTCCGTTCTTAGTAGTAGCTCCATATCTATATTCGCCATTTGAACCTATGTTTCTAGCAGTAGTAGTGTAAGAATGAGTTTCAAAATTATGAATATACTTAACAAAGTCAGTAAAGAATCTGTTCAATAAAGCACTATTAGTGTTTTCATTACTAAGTATATGATATACCTACATCATAGTAGAACTATTTTCTTCTTCCATTTGTGTCTTAGCTGCCGAATACAGTTTGTTCAACATATCTTCTACACTATTAGAATTAGTTATAGCGTGTACTATTCTAGTATATAAATCTCTTACATTTGCAAATTTGAGTATACCATCTGGCGTATATTTAGCAGTAGCTGCATCTGTAGGATCTAAATCAGTTATAGACCATAGTAGCATTTTCATACTAGCGTCCATACTGTTATACATATCTCTCATATAACTATCTCGATAGTCTGAAAATCCTAATACATCTATACCGTACTCTTGTAATTCATCTTGTCCATCTTCTGTAATTTCAACATCTTCTTCAATATCAGCTTTTAATACTTTATTAGGATTGTGAGAAGTATCTTGGACAAGGTTAAATTGACGTTCTACAAAATTACAAATTATTCCAGCCCATTGATCCCAAGTATCGTCTCTTACGATATTTTTATAAACATTAATAAGTCTTACCATCTTAGCCTAAGCTATAGCAATATCGTCATCACTAAATCGGCTTAAGTTTTTATCAATTTTTTTATTACGCAATTGTTTATCTAACTCAATGACGGCTTTAGTATATGTTGCTATATCATGTTGATAAGATGCTTTTAATGCGTTGGTATTTATAGATAGTCTACCATCTGTATTTGTATATATACCAGAGTTATAAATTAATTTACCTAGCATATCACGCATTATTTCATTATATTGGATTGCGTCTTCAGCTAAAGTAACTCCGTTTACCTTGAAACCAGAATACACAGGAGCTTTACTGTACATCTTTTCAAACTCTTCTATGTTGTTTTTAGTAGCTTTGGCATATGCAAATCTACCAGAATACATATCTTTAAACAATTTGTCAAGATTACTATAATTAGGATTTATATTTTTACCAGAAAGCTTCCTTACTATATTTCTTACAGCGTCTGCAATATGTTGAAACACTTTGCTGAAGATATTACCTTCGTAATATTTATCAGGATGCTCCTGAGAACTTTCTATTACAAATTCAGCAAATCTATCTGCTAAATATTCTTCTATCTGCTAATTTGAAGCAAACGCGAGATCTGTATTTTTATTGCGTGCATCATTATACATCTTACCTCTTTGTTCTTTAGAAAGAACAAATAGACTAATTCTATGGAAAGCTTCATGATAGAACGAGCCTCTAGCAATCTTATTAAGCTTAGCATCTCTGTACAAACGTATACCAGATGCTGCACATTCTCCAAATACATAAATCTGAGCACCTCTAACTTTATCCCACACTCTTTTACTTTCTGGTAAGAAAGAGAAATCAAAATCTTTACCCAATATAGTTGTTACTCTATCTAAAGCGGAATCATAATCCTCTTTCTACACATGTTGGTCTAAGAAGTCAAATATAGCGCCTGTATTAACTCCATCTTGATATACCAGTTCTCTAGCAAACTAATCAGCTAATTTACCAATATTATCATCAAACAACGCTTCCGATCTAGAACTGTATAATTTGTTTTGTACACCCCATATTGCTAACGCTCCAGATATAATATCTTTAGCTGTATTTATATTTTCAGAGTTTCTAAGATTTTCTAATCGTTTTGCGTTGTTCTTATCAGTAGAAGACCCCGTCTTTAAGAAATCTATCAGTTCCTATACAGATTGTAACTATGGTTTTTCCTGTATTGGAGTAGCAAACTGTGAAATTGGAGTAGGTCTCAAATTAAGACCTTTTAATTCTGTTTGAGTTTCAACACTAGTTTCAGGTTTTTGTTTGTATTCTTCTAGTGCAGAAATAAAAGAATCATAATCTTCATCTGTTATATCTTCTTGTGAAGATAAAGCTATTTCCAAATCACTGCTACTACTATCTTTTGGTATTTGAACAGTAATTCCATTGAAAGACATTTTTAAATCTTCTCCGATCTCTTGTATACTTACTTTAGTATCTTCGGATGGTTCATCTTCAAATTTTACAGTTGTTTCACTAACTGTTTTTGGTTGTACTGGAAGATTCTCAATAGGAGTATTAAAACTGTTATATCCTACTGGTAAATTAGTTTGAGGCTAATTATGAACTACCTGCTAAACTGGTTGTTGTGGAACAGTGTTAGAGTTGGATACCAACTGCTGCATAGCTTCAACTAATTGCTGTAACAAATTTCCTTGCTCAGATGATTGGGATGATGTTTGTTTAGTATCTATGTCAAAATCGGTATGTTCAAAACCTCTACCAAAGAATATAGCTTTACCGTCTATTTGTACAAACTTACCTTCTTCGTCTGCAAGTACTAATTGAACTTGTTTTTTATTAATAAGAGCTTTGATTAATCTAGCTATAAACTGCGGTTGTTCACTTATAGCTATACTAAGCTGACCAGTATCAGTATCTGCTGACAAATCAGCATCGTACGTAGCGGTAATTCGTTTGCTACGCATTCCATATACAGCTACTTTGTATTTTCCAGGTTGCAATTTGCCATCTTTAGCAAAACTGTTTATGCGATCTTTAAACCCTTTCAAGAAGTTCTCAATGTATTTTTGTGCTTCTTTTAGACCACCTTTACTTTCTTGATTGGTCATTTCGTCATACAATTGATCAGAGTTTATTTCTTCCCCTAATCTTTGTTTAGCTTCAGCAGAAGTACCACTATCTTGAGTTCTCTAAGCAGAACTAACAAATGTTACCTTTTTCTTATAATTTACATACACACTTGGTTTAACTGTAATAGCATTTGATGTTCTATTTAAATCTGTTAATACAATACCATCATCAATAAGTATTGTGGAATAAACTTCGTCCGCTTTGTGGTCAAAAAGAATATTACCATCCTCATTCTGTACTTTTAAATTATTACCAAGTACACTAGAGCCTGCTAATTTTTCTCTATCTATACGATATGTTTTATTTTGAATTATAAAATTTATTAATTCTTCAAAATTATTTTCATTAAGTAATTGCTGTCCAAAATGGACGCCTTGTTTATCCACATACAACAGTCTAGCGTAATTATTATCTGACGGATTATTAGCTATAGCTTCTGTTCCGGTATATATAAAAGTATCTAATAATTGCTTAACAGACATATCTGTGTCTATGTTAAATCCCTCTATATTTATATCTCTAACATAACTACTTAAATTATATTTTCCATCGCTTATTCCTTTAAGTATAGAAGCTAAGAATTTAGCAGTTGCTCTATCAAATCTTTTAGGATTTAAGTGTACAATAGTATGTCTTCTAGAAGAAGATAAGAAAGATGGAGTTATGAGGTAAATAGCACCAGGAGTACCATTAGCATCCTTTACCAGTACTTTTTCACCTTTATTATTAAAATACACAATGTTAGAACCTACTTCTGAATCATATGAACCATAACCAAAAATTACAGGAGATACTTTTTTACCTTCAAATTCATTTTTACTTATTTCTTCTTCAAGTTCTTTCTCTAATTGAGAATTTACTTGACTTATTCTATCGTCGTATACTTCATTAATTTTAGCAATGATCTGAGACTTAGTAGCTCCAGCATTATCATTTTTTAATACAAACTCCCCTTTTCTGTTAACGCGTACAAGTTGATCATACAACTCCTTACCAAGTAATCCTTCATTGTCACCAATAAATTTAATTAAATCTGTTTTTTTCTTAATTGATTTTACAGTTTTTTGTAAACTTTCTTGCTCAGTTTGAAGTTCCTGCTTTCTTGCTTCTGATTCTAACTGCTTACCTTCTACAGATTCTTCATCCTACGCATTACGTTTTAACCAATCTATTAATGAAAATACATATTGACCATCCGAGCCTTTGATTAAACCTAACGCTTGAATCTGATTCAATTTAGATTGTTCGTGTTTAGCTATACGATTGAAATTATTATAATCTACATTGTTTAGAGGTTCAGCAGTACCCATAGTAATGGCTTGCATTACATTAGTAGGTCTACTTAATCTTGAGAACCTTCTGTTGTCAAAATATTGAGATATTATACGATTACCTTCTTCAGAATTACCATTTTTCTTAAAATTGTAACCTAAAATATCTAACTTATCCATAAATTCTTGTGAATCGTGGCTATCTCTAATTAATTTTTCAATAGTATTGCCTATTTTAACTAGCAAATCTCTATTATCTGGAGTATCTAGTGTACTTATAATTTCACCATTCAGTTCAATACTTAGTGAATTTTTACTATTAAACCATCTATTGTTTAAAGCTTCCTATACAGTATCTTCTACCACAGGAGTAAGATTGTTATCGTCTTGGTAATTCTTATAAGACAAAAACAATTCTGGCGAATATTTTTGAGCAAAAGATAATAATAATTTAGTCCTTTCAGTATTAGCACTCTATACTTTTGTTCCTCTTTTTTCAGCTTGACCCAAAGTAGGTATAACATACTTAGGTATAAAAGTACTATGCAAGTCAATTAATCCATCTGCATACTTAGCTAAACCTTTAAGTAAGTGAGCTAATTTAGTAGTATTCTACCGTTCTTCACTAAGGGGTTGATTAAGAGATTCAATATCTACATTATTATAACCAATCTATTTCGCTAATTGTACAAGTTCGTTTAGATGAGCAGATACTTTAGTTATTGCTTCTGGCAATTCGCCTTCATATCTTTCATCTATTTCTTTAGATGTCATTGTTTGACCAGCTTCATTTTGATAAATATTTAGATTAGGGTTTACTACTGTTGTAACTTGATAATTGTATCCACCATTAGTTACAATCATGTCCCCAGGCTGGAATCCTATTTTGTTGGTATATTCTGGTTTGTAAGATTCAGTTTCTAATCCTTCCACATCTTCTTTTTTCTCTACCTTTTTATAATTATACCACAAATTATGTATTAATTCCGAACGCGAATCAAGTTCAGCTTTAGAAGGTTCGGTAGAATATGCATAACCTGCAAAATCCGCACCAACGACATATGACCATTTATTACCAACCCTTTTCTGATTAAAATAAATTCTTACAGGTAAGGCATATACCATATTATCGTAATCATCCTTGCTGAGTTTAGCCAATCCTATAGTTATGTTGTCTACTTCACCATTAGCTAATTTGTTTATATTTTCTATTATATCATCTGTAGCTTTACCTTGTTCTCTAAGATACGCTATCTGCCTTCCTATTTTATTAAAATCATCAATGGCTTTATACCTGTTTAAAGTACGACCGAATTTCTTTAATATAGCAAAATCCTTACTTATTTCCTATTTAGCTTCATCAGAAGATTGATAAGGCATAGTAATAAAACCTCTCCAGAATTTACTAGCATAGTAAGGGTTGCTTAACATAGTAGATATTCTAGCACCCATACTATTATTCAAAGGATACCCTTTAATCATTAAAGGTCTGTCTTTACTCTTTTCTATTAAATCTTGTTGATGTAGAGGACCGTGCTTTTTACCAGTTTCGTTATCAAGATTAAATTCAAAAGTATCACCGTCAACAGAATCTATATTTCTTTTTCTATTTCTAGACTTTTTGTTAGCTTCTATATCTTGGTTTACTGAATTTACCAGTCTCTTCAATTTATTACTAAATTGTTTAGTATTACCCAAATTATCTTTGGAAGTAAGTGTCTATAAGAAAGGATCGTCAGATTTTATGGTAAACTAATTAGAAAAGTCTATAGCTGATGCTGCTTCCTTTAATTGAGATATTGTTTTTCTCAACGAAGTAGCAGATTGTTTACTAGCTTCATCTTCCTAACTATCTAACATTTTTAATTCGCTTTCTAACGTATTTATCTGTTCGTTTATTCTGTCTTTTTCAGAATTTTGTGCTATTTTTCTACCACGTAGTAATAATCCTTCTTTTTCGGAGTATTCTGAATTTGTAAAATCAAAAGAATATCTATCTCCATTCTCATCAAACCACACAGTAGAGTCACTAGGAAAATTGGGATTGTGTCTCTATGTTCTAGCGTTATCTTCGTCTACTAAATCAGTTAATCTAGTTAATTGATCTCCTAAGTGTTTGGCAGCTTTTTGTAACTTATCTAAATTCTATTTATCTTGGTCGGATATGCCTTCAGTGTCTTTTTTATCAGTATATCTTTTAGACAGTTTATTCATTAAGTTTTTAAGGTATCTTGCGTAAGATAAAGCATCTGTACCCACAAGATCTCTGCCTTTATTTACTTCATCAACAATATTGTGCAATACACTTTCTTGTGGTATTGAACTCAACAAAGTTTCAAACTGCGATATAGTATTATTTATATCTTGCTATATTAACTGTTGTTGTTTTGTAACTTGAGCGTCTTGTAATGCTGTAAGTTCATCTTCTAATTGTTTAGGAGACTTTGTTTCATCAATTTCTTCAACGTCTTCGCTGTGTTTTCTAGAAGCTTCATTAACTGCGTCTGCTAATTTATTTTGTATGTGTTGAGCCTATCTATATTTAGTTATTTGCTAAGATATGTATTCTTTGTCAACACTTTGCAGTTTTTCAGATTTCTCCTGCAATAGCGGAGATATTATATTCAATATACCTCTATTTTTAGAATTATTTTGAATATTCTTAAACAGTTCTGTATCACTAATTAAATGTTCATCTAATTCGTTAAGAGCGTCTTCTGCCACATCTAATTCTTTAGCCAGTCTACTGATATTGTCTTTTATACGCTTCTTAGATTTTCTATTCTCTGACAACGTTTGATTCAAACTATTTGTAGCATCAAATAACCCGGTATATTTACTTATTCTACCTTGTGTCAATGCAGCTTTAATTTGTGTTTCCGCTATTGACTAATCTGTTAAACGATCATAATATTGCTGAACTTGTTTATCAATTAAAAGAGTAGCTATTTGTAACAGCTGTGCGTCTGTCAAATTATCTTTCTTCAAAAGCTGTTTAGCTTTGTTTTTAAAATCTTCATTTTCTAGCAAAGTAATAGCACTGTTTCCGGCAACTAAACCTTCTTTTGCTTTCAAAGCCATAGCTTTAGAAAGTTCAGTTTTAGCGTTCCATGAAAGAGCTAATAATAAATCTTCATCCTCTACGTCTAAATTCAATTCATTCAATTGTTTAGCCGATTGTTTTTTATGAGAAATCAAATTATTATACTCTTCTCTCTACTCGTTTATAAACTCGTCAATATCAGTATCTTTAGGAATAGAACCATCTTTTGTTAAAACAGTAGTGTCCAAATTGTATTGTGTAGTTTTTCCATCAGATCCTTTTTGTTTTAACATATTACTAATTCTGTCTAACATATCAAGATAAGTACCATTATTCATGCCTTCTCTTATCTTTTTATAAAAATCAGAATTACGGTTAATCTCGTCTTGTTGCATCAACGCTGTAGCAACATAATCTCCAACTCTTTTGCTTTGAGTAATGTCGTTAAATGTTTTTCTAGCATTTAAAGCAGAACCAATTACACCTTGTGGACTAAAGAATGGCAATAGTGCACCACCCATCATCTCCTCAAATAACTGTGCATCATTTTCATATTCGTGGTTAATATTAAAAGCAGCTCCTAAAGTTTTAGCTCTAAGCCACAAATTGTCTACAGTATCTTCAATCAATTGACCATTTGTCAACGCATCATAAAATGATGAATTTGCATAATCGTCCGCATACTCATCATTCATATACTTTTTAATAATTACGTTTTGCGATCCTTCTTCTGACGCTTCCACTGCGCTACGCCATACAGAACCTGTTGCAAAATCAAAAAGTTTGTCAGCTATTACTTTTTTTCTTAGATTAGAGCCAAGATTTGCAACCTGTAATCCTTGTGCCATTCTGTTAGCCATTGCTTGTTTAAATGGACTTCCTATGGTTTTATATGCAAATTTACCAACAGTTTTTGCAGTGCCTGTTAGATATTTACCCAACGGTATAAAATAAGATAAATCGGATAGTACTTCTCCAAACCCAAGTGCATTATTCTGCTCATATATTCTTCTAGTTCCAAGATATGCTTCTTTAGCTATCTGATCAAATTCTGAAGAACCTGATATGATATCGCCATCTGCTAATGCCGCTTGTATTATTTCATTATCGTTTAAATAAGTAACGTCTACACCTTTTTTAGCTAATTGCTGTTTAGTATTATTTATCACAGGTTGTAGATCTACATTTCTTTTTTCAGCTAGTTGCTATACTTTTTCAGAATACCCGTTAAATGCTTCCATGTGGGACTCATTCTCACGCGAGGTTATTCCACCAAATAATTGAGCTGCGCCAATAGAAATTATACCACCTAATACAGCACCAGCTGCGGCTCCAACAGGTCCAGCAGCAGCTCCAATTGCTGCTCCTAATTTAGATCCTGCTACGAATCCTCCCCAACCTGCTAACATACTAGTAGTCTAATACAGAGCGCTAGTATTGCTAGTACCCATAGTTGATGGCATTTTGTAGAAAAAATTACCCCATCCGGCGGTAGCATCATTACTCTTTCTTGTATAGTACTGACTTATATCATAGTTCTTATAGGACTAATTTAGTTCTTCTAAATCACCTAAATACTGTTTATAATTTTCGTCATATTGTTTTTGGTTATCATTTATGATACCTTGTAATTGATCTCTATTAGGGTCTGCCTAATATGACCAACTACCGTTCTTACGCATAGAATCCGTAATATTACTTATTTCATTCTGAATAATAGCTACTTGGTCTTTAGAATCAACTTGATCTAATTGATCATACAACTCTAACAGTTTCTAAGAATCATTAATGTTCTATTTATTAACTGTCATTTTATCCTGAGAAGTCTACATCTAACCTTTTTGTAAACTTCTATAATAATCTCTAGTTGCGTCCTAAGCCCAATCTATGAAATCATAATCTGCTGCCCAATCTGAAGTGTTCTTATTTTCATAGTAAGCCTTATCCAGAAATCCAATGCTGTTATTTCTGTATAATATTGGATTTTTTGTAGCGTTCTATAAATCTATGTATGACATATTTATTATTAATTAAAATCCCATTCCGGGAGTCCAGTTATTTATCTAATTCATTAACGCATCATCTTGTTGTATCTACATTTCTTTTGTATTTGTCGTACCAGTTTCTTTCTAATAGCTTCTATTTGTCATAATTTTATCAACATCACTATCACTAGTACCCAAAACCATCCTTACTGTAACGTATCCTTGTGACCATCTGGAATCTTCTCCAGCTCCCTCTGGAGCTCCCGATACAGTAAAACCATAGTCTTTTAAAGTATTTTTAGGATTTTCTATTCTCCACCAAGAAGTATAAGCGTTTTCTATATCTTTATAAGGTACATTCACACTAACAAGTAAACCTTTAGTATTGCCTTGTTCTATGTAGCCTTCTACCTTGTCGATAGCTACTTTACCAAAATCACCTTTGGCTATTCTTTCTTCTATATCAAAATTATCTTGACCCCAAGTATCTCTATCAAGATGCATATTTTTAATATCATTAATTTTGTGTCCAGCTTGTTCTACAAGGCTTGTAACATAAGGATTATCTAATACAATGCTTCTGGGAGATATTAATTTATTAGGATCTATAATATAACCTACTTCTTCATTTACTTTTTTATTAGATCCAAATAAGCTATTTAACATATTTTGATTTAAATTCGGTCCAACTGGTTGTGTAATTATTCTTAACCCATCTTCCCACATATCGTGTACTTTCTTTTCGTCGTACATATACTCTCCACCATCAACGTACATTCTAAAGTTACTAAAAGGATTTGCATTAGGATCTAATTGTAATGTTTTATTAAAAGCTTTTTGCATGGCTCTACCCTCTGCTTCTTTTATCATATTTTGATGCTATTCTTCATACTACTATATGGCAGAATTTATTTTATTTCTATCTTTATTACTAACTACAGGAGATTGTAGTGCAGCTTGAAACGCGACTTGATCTAATTCTTCAGAATCTTGGTGTCCTTTAGCAATAAGAGTTTGTTTAATTAGTTCTACAGCTTGTGCAAATTTAGGATTGCTGTTCATAATTTGATTAGTAAGATTGTCTATATTAATCTAAGATTCTTCAGTAAGTTTTTGATATTTCTGAAGGAAACTAGGATCTGATAATTCGTCTCTACTATCATTAGATAAAGTTCTATTGAATATATTTTGACGATGTTTCAAGTACTACCCAGTTAGCATATCACTAAGTCCTAATACTGCACCAGAAGTCTTATCCTAACTACCTTTTCTAGCTTGTGCTAATCTTATAGCAGCCCTGTTCTAATATTCAGCCATAGCATACGGATCTACTACTGGTTTTTTTCTAACATATTCTAATGCGTCATTCATAGCTTGATTTCTAAAAGCATTCTCAGCCTAATCTAAAGTCATGCCGTTTTTCATCATAGCTTTTATATGAGCTTCTGCTATAGGAGTATTACGTATGGATGACCAGTTAGTATCTACTTGTCTTATCACAGTATCTGCGTCAACTCCAATCCAATTATATCCACCTTTACTATACAAGAACGAATCTTGCAGGTTGTTTACATAAGGTTCTACTTGTTCTCTAATTGATTGATAACGAATAGGATTTAAATTATTCATTATCCCCTAATCTTTAGTATTCCAATTAGTTATGTCAATATCGTCCATATTTACATCGTATCTACCTTCTGCTTGTAATTTAGCTATATTTTGCTCACGAAGTCTAAGATTTTCAGCAGATTGCTGATATTGACTTAACAAGTTATAATCTAAGTTGTTTATAGTATTTTGTAATCTAGCTCGATAATCTGCATTTTTCATAACACTTGGATTAACAGCAGCTTCTTGTATTAGAGGATCTAGAACTTTTATAGAAGCGTTATAATAATTCTATGTATCTACACTAGAAGGTGAAACAAATTCTCCAAATTTTTTAATATTTGTTTCTAATTCTTTTTCTGCTTGTTTTCTTTGGTCTGCATAATCTTTACCTAATGCGTATAATTTTTCAAACGGTATTGGTACATATTGACTAATATAACCATAAGAAGCAGGTTCATCGTATCTATTAACCATTTTTTACTCTATTTAATATTTTATTAACTCTATTAAGTACATTGTCTTCTGTACCATAATTAAGCATGGGTTGTAACATTTCCAAAGCTGCCATATCCATACTTGTTTGTTTTTTATCTCTCAGTGACGCTCCCCAATTATTTAAAGCTGAAGCAAAATTTCTTCTATTTATATTTCTAGCATTTGCTTTATTCTGTGCATATTCAGTAGCAGCAGTGTGCCTAGCATCAGCATACTGTTGTCCCCATTGATTAGCTATTTGGGCATTGTTAAACGCCATTTGATTTTCAGCATTATTTTTAGTAGCATAAGCATTAGCGATAGCTTTGTTCCTATTAACTGCTGACTGTAAACCAAATGCCATATTAGCTCCAGTATTGGGATTAATATTAGCCATATTATACCTAGCAATTCTATCACTTAAAGTAGCTTCTCTAAGTATAGGATCTATGTTATAATTAGTAGGACCATATACTGGATTATAAGTATAAGCATCTACTTTTTCTGCACGTTCTCTGTCAAATAGAGGAGCTAAAGTAGCTACAGTAGAATATAAAGAAGACATATCTAATCCATTACCTACTGCATCATCTGGAGAAGGGTTATATACAAACGGTCTACCAACATTCAATTTGGGTAAAACTTTACTTGGCTTAGAAGTCAATTCGGTTAAAGATGGACGATCGTTACTAAAAGGTTGTATTGGTTCAGTAATTTGTTCCTGAACAGGTTGTTGTACACTTGTTTGTACTGTACTTCTTGTGCTTGGAGTGCTACGAACTGCTGCCTACGGTATTGTGACATCTTGAATTATTGTAGGGATTGAATAACCATCAGAAACGTCAGTACCTATTACACCCAAAGCAGGTGTATTGAATTCAGGATTAATAGAAGATAATCGCTCACCAACAGTAAGATCACTCCAATTACCATTCATGTACATATTTCCGATAAAATAAGGATAGTTTGCATTTGGAATACTGTTTTTAGTTTTATTTTGCTAATAAGTAGAGTACCTCCCTGCTCCAGACGGACCTATAATTCTAGGTTCACCTTGAGTAAATATATCTCTATACAAGTTCCAATTAAATCCTTCATCAATTTCTTTAGGATCTGTAGCGTTTTTATTTACTGGCACAGCTTCATTATTTCCAGTAACTTTGTATTGTTTTCCTTTATACTCAAAGGTGTCGCCAACCTAGTATTTTTTACCAGCTACCTCAAAAGCATGATCGTTAAATATTGTAGGTGTGTTTTTCTTTATCTTTTTATTTGGTAACTTTAAAAAATCGCGTTTATCCGCATTATGTGTACTTTTAGTAGCAGTATCCTATTTTAGTACAGTTGATTGTTCAATCTAATCAGAATCATTATAATTCTAAATCCACATAGAATCAGGTAGAAGGTCGTTGCGTACATCATTCATTTCAACAAAACCACCTGTGTTGGGGTCAATATAACCAAAACCACCTAGCATAGGATCATATATATATTTTAGTTTTACTTTTTTTCTGCCAGATACACCAGAAGTTCCTTCTTCATAAGTTGGAATACTTTGTTTTTTGTTTGTTTTTTTATTCTTCATAGATTCCTACTATTCTAATAAACTCTAATAGGTTATTTGATTATTTCTTTCATTTAACATCTAACTGTTTTCAGCATATATGTTGTTAGCTTTCTTTTTGCTTCTCTTCATCAGTTTCTTACCCATTTCTGCAAATGTTTTATTAGTTCCCGGAACTTTTAATTTATCACTTAATACTTGAGTTCCAACAGGTACATTTAATAAGTTAGAATCCGTAGGTTTACCTTCTTCTGGTATAGATCCTATAGTTCCATCTGGCATTCTTAACATCTCACCATCATCTAAATAAGCCATAGTAGATGGTACTACTCCACCTTTAGATAAACTTAATTCATTATATCCATTTTCCTAATAGTAATCAGCTGCTACTTGTTCAGACATTTGTCTAGCTTGAATACCATTTTTAATTCTACCAGCTTTATTACGTATATAACTTTTACTATGACCAAATAGACCAGCTATTCCTGATGGTAATTCATACTCACCAGTCTACTCATTAACAGAACCACCAGAACCTATACTTGAAGTAATACCACCAATAGCTCCACCTATCACCGCTCCCCAAGGTCCACCAACAGATGCTCCCATTGCAGCTCCAGATCCTATTCCACCTATTACACCAGCTGCTGTAGGTTTCTATCCACTAGTAGCATTACCTATCATACTACCAATAGCACCAACTCCTTGAGTAATCACATTTGCTTTGTCTACTCCACTCATATTTCCCCAATTTGAAATAGCATCTGCACCGAAAGCATATTGAGGAACTCTTTTTAATTTTTTAGTTTTCATATTATAACATTGAATATCTGTAAGTTGTTTTAATATATGGAAGTTTGAATTCTTTATTATCGTTACAATCAAATGTGTAATTACAAATTAAATACTTCCCTCTCATTCTTCCAGCATAAGACATATTAGTTTGCTATTGTAAATCAGGTTTATCTTGTTTTTCTCTACTTATTGCAAATCTATAATTATCTTCTCTAACTTCTATATCATTGTAATCTATAGGATTTGTAACTTGAGTTTTAGTTTCAAAATGTATATCTGTTATCAAAGTGGGTTTTTCTTCATCTCCAACATCTTCAAATTCAGCAGAAAACCATTGATTATCAAATACTTTGGTATGTGCGATATCTTTATTTACTACAAATCTTATATAAGATATACGTTCTTCTTTCTCTTTACTATCATCTACGTAATACATATTGTGTAGATAGTAACAATTATTATCTTTAATAGTAACTAATCTAGTAGAGAATGGGAAGAACCAATTTGGATTATGCGTATAAAAAGATGTAAATACATTTAGCTGTTCATTAAATATTAAGCATCTGTCATATATTCTAAACCATACCTCGTTGTATTTTTTATCATAGAAAGATACTGGATTTTTTCTAGCTGAGTCTGGTAATCTATTTAAATATGTCTATACTTGTTTTACTTTAGATAATTCATTAAATCCATTACCTAACGAACATATTACATTTTTATCAAAATCGTGCCAGTATAAAGTTGTTTCTGAATTAGTAATACTTTTATCATTTACAATACTGCTACCATTTTGTGTAACTAAGTAATCGTACCTTGTTAATACTCCTCCTGTACCTAATACCAATTCTCCAGCGTTATTGTCATTAATTAACGATCTGTCATTAACAGAAGCTATACCTACAGAACTATCCTAAAAGAAATATAATCTGTTTTTAAACACTTTTAAGTTAGTAACTGGTCCATATGTACTATCTGTATCTAAATAATTAGCAAATTTAAATTTAGTCCAACTATCTGTCTGTTCATTAATAGATTTTACTTCAGAACAAGTAATACGATTCATGCTTTTTACATTATCTTCAGCGTATATAGAACTTTGAATATAACTTTTAGCAGTATTAGTACTAGAATATGCTGAATTATATGTATACATAGGCTTCCTTTGAGTGTAATTTGTATTTAATGCTCCAGGTTCTGTTAAAAAATAAATATTAGCTTCTCCAGTCTGAGCATTACCTGTAGATACTGTAGTATCTTGAGAAAAATGTTCATCATTTCTATAGTGCAAGTTTACACTAGATTCTAAAGGTATATAAGCTGCAATAAATCTTTTAAAACCATTTCTATCATCTGGGTCATTTCTAGTAAACAACAGAGTATGCGCATAATCTAATACGCCTAAATATGTATCACCACCGAAACACATAGCTGTATCATATCTTTCCCAAGATGTTTTGACATAAGTATTAGTACTATAATAAGTAGAGTAACTTCTACTTATAAATGTATTGCCGCCGTACTAAGTAGAACTCTTCTTTATATTAACAAAAAGTACAGAATTATATCTAAACTTTCTCAACATTGGCGTTGTACGTATACCTGTAAAACCACCAGAATATACATCTGGAGCACTAATAGCTAAACATACCCCATGTGGTCCAAGAGCTTCATTAGAGCCAATGCTATAATTGATAAACCCAAATCTATCTATATAGTTTACTATTTGTTTGGCATCAAAAGCTTCTTGATAAGGAGAAATGTTAGTAGGTTTAACAACGTCTTTTATAGGAAAAGATTGACGCAAATTAGAATTGTCTTTATGAGCATAATTCTTACCAAACATCTAATAGTATTTACACACTCCTCCACTAAGTCTACCGTCATTCTATTCAAACCCGTCAAATACTCCAGATTCTAATTTAATAGCTGGTCGATCTCCATCATAATCAGATCCTTCTACCACACCGCCAAATGAATTTTCAGTTTGGTTATTATCATTGCGACCCATTACTTTAGTAAAAGGAATACCCAATCTATGATGTTTATATCTATTATCGTCACAATATGTAGCAGAATGAGCACAATATAATGGTACTATATTCATATTACTAGTAACAATAGAATCTGAATTTTCTTTATTAAAACATATATCAGCTGTTACTAAATCAAAAATACCGTTAACATCTATTAGATTTATAGCCTAAGTATCTTGCTACACCATCTTATTATCATATATGTGGTATATTCCTTGTGCAAATGGTGATACAGCAGTATCTGTATATGTTGGCATAATAGTGGGTCTTCTATCTATACTACCAATAGAATACTCAGCGTTATAATCTTCAGTATTATTTTTCCAACCGTTAAATTTAATAGTTTTATTAAGTAATCCTTGTGTTACTACAGTTCTATCTGCTAATGTTCTATCACATCTTACTATTTCATAAGCTACTACATCTATAGGAAGATTTTGTACATAAAACATTATACCTAACGGATGAGATACCAATTCATAGTTACCAGATCCATCTACTGTATCGGCAAAAGTAAAAGGTTCATATCCTTCAATGTCACCAGATGGAAATCTAATATCTCCAATCCAATGTACAGGAGAAGGTATATTTTTCTAATTGTAAAACACTATACCAAATCTATACACTTCATCTCTCTAATACCCTAAGAAATTAGATACGTAAAACGGATCACTATAATTTCTTATTCTAGATGTATTATCACTATTATAGATATACACAGTTTGACCATTCTCTGGACATTTTAATTTAATAGTATTATCTATTCTTTTAGATGAAGATAGTTCCAAGTTATATGCTAATAACTTATTACCTTCTTCATCTACAGAAGGAGCGTTGTCAGATTCTATCAAATCTGTAGTAATAAATCTATAACTTATATTTACTCCCTTACCACCTCTAACAGTTCTACTATCATCATAACCATAAGCATATTCCTCATTTTCATCATTAGGATATACTATTTGGCTATTCATAGGGTTGATGCAATCGTGTTCCTCTGGTATAATAAAATCATTACCTTGACCCAATAACTAATCAAAAGTTAAAGTAAGTGAATTTTCTGTTATACTAGAATTTAGTTGTATTGTTCCATTTTTATTACATCTATATGCTCTTGCATCATATGCAACATCCCAAGTTAATTCCTACAAATTTGAAGCAAATAATCTGTTATTCATTTTAGCTATACTCTTAGCGTTGAATTCAAATGGTACTAGATTATTAAATTCTTCAATAGATAATTCACTAATATAATTTTTACCTATATCATTATAAGTAAAAGTAATAACAGAATTATCAGACTTAGGTAAGTCTAACTCATTTATAATATAAACTTTTGGAGTTTGGCTTTTACTAGTATACTATATACCTATTATTCTAATTCTTTCAAATCTACTATCATTGAACAACGTTGCAGATAATAAACACCCTTTATCTGTACTTTCATCAGCATTGTTCCCGTTAAAATTCTTAGATGAGTTAGCATTACTAGAAGATACAGGTATCATAGAACTTAAAGAAGATGTGGTAGTTTCACCTCCATGTACATTAAATAATTGGTAACAATATTGTACCATACCTGCTGGTAAATTGCCAGAAGTCCATTCAATAAACTTAAACGGTGCAATGGTTGAACTTGGTAATAGATCAAAGTAAGTACTGTCAGTTATAGGATTAACCTTACTAGTATTATATTTTTTCTATATATTAATGCATTTAATAGAAGTATTACCATCGGATATGTATACTTTACTAACATTATTAGATTCAAAGTTAGTAACAATAGATACATTATCGGTTATATTTAACTAAGCTGAAACTATCAATGTCCACGTAGGACTAATACTATTAAAATCAGTTACTATCCAGAGATTATTGATTCTATTTTGTTCATATAGCTCCTTAGTAAATACAATCCCACACTCTTCTACTCTTTCTTTATCTACATTGTACCATCTACTAACGGCAGTACCAAGTATATTTTCAGAGATTTCTAAACCTCCTAAATACTATCTAATATCTTCAATATTCTATAAAATTCCAGTAGTTCCAGCATTATCTGTCAATAATCTAACATTCTATGCCCATCTGTACTACTTATCAGATAACATAGTGATATCACTATCCAAATTCATTCCTTCAAGAAATGTATTTACTTGGCTATTTATCTCCATAATCTATTATAATTGTAATTCTAATTATAAATTTCTTGTCTATCACCAGTAGTACTAAAGAAAGTACGTTCTTCATCTATTTCTGGAACTAATGTATTCCATGTGTACTTGATATTAGTTAACTCATCCTGGTTAGGCATTAATGATTCAGCATAAGCTTGCTTTCTATAGAAGTTATAAGAGTTCTTAGCATCTAACCATAACTACCTATGTACATCACCTTTTATATATTTAATATAAAGAATCTTCTATGCGCAATACCAGAAACAAGCTTCAAAGTAAGACTATACATCAGGTATCATAGGCATGCCATCCTCGTCAGTATAGATAGCGTGATATGAGATTTTTGCATATCCTTCTGGAACATTTGTGATGAGATATCCTGGTTTGACATCATATTGTGGCGTATAACTGAAATTAGTACCATTAAAACTAGTGTGCTGTAATCTACCATTTTTGCTACAAACTGTATAATTATTAATTAATGCGCTAAGCGTCTATCTAGTATTAGTATCTTTATTAAGTATTTCTAATGCGTCTTTATCTTTAGTAATATTGTGAAGGTTCTTTACTAATGGTATTAATACATCATCGTGTATAATCATATTACAACAATCACAGTTATCTTTTCTGTCATAAACACTGAATGTACCTGTACTCTTCTTCATAGGTATCCAACCACCACAATCACATGTAGAGTAAGCTACACTGTTTAATTTTTCTAAGTCACACGGTAACTTAGCCTAATAACCGTTGATAGGTATTACTTCTACTTTATGATCTAGTTGATTAACTGAACCTATATTCATTAAACTCTCGCCTATCCATTGTTTGATGTCTGTAATAGGTATTTCAGTTTCATTTAAACCTAAGTCCGCAATTACTTTAGCAATCACGGCTTTGCTACTTGTCATTTTATATATCATGGCTGCTATTCGTAATCGTGAATATTCTATTTAATTATTTGTGCTAGATGTCTTTTATTTGCTCTAGTAAGTACAATCTAATACTTACTCTTATTAGATACTAGCATATCCTATTTATTCCAATAAAGTCTATACTTATAGAATCCTGAGTGTTCATTAAGTAAATAAGTAAGTTTACCTAATTCTTTTGTAGCTTTATAATCTATTCTAAGACTTCTACCATCTAAATGCTTAGGTTGTTTCTTTACTATTTGTATACTACCCATTCTATAAGGTAATTTAACTTCTTTACTTTCTTCTAGTAACTAATCTCTTAAGTAATAAAAGTAATCTGTTACTATCTTTCTATAAGTAGTATAATCTATATCGTATACTGTATCTGGTTCTATACTACTTAAGTAATGATTATAGAATGAAGGTATAGTATAAGATACTGTTTTATTAGCTGATTTATTTAATTCATTCATCGTCTTATACTTCTATTAACATTCTAATTCATTACATTCTAGGTATCATCTTTACTATCATTAGTAGTATCAGATACTTGCTATCTCATGGTTAAGAAATCTTTAGTAAAGATTAACTACTTAACCGTTCCCCACATATAAGCTGGTAAAGGATATTCATCCTTATCTGGATCATAGCATAGTTTATCTTCAGTAGGATCTTCAGCAATTATTTCTACATCAATATATTCTAGCTAGTTAGCATCACCTTCTACATATATTCTATTACCTTTAACATATGCAATATAATCTTTACAGGTATACTTTCTATATCTCTAGAATTTCATCTTAGTTTCAGAACCTAATTGAATAATATTGCCATATGCATCTTTTACTGTTATTACTGAAGTAGTAAGTTTAGTACCAAGTAAAGTAGGTAGTTCTTTATCTCCTTGGTATTCGGTATGCCCTGGATCTTCTTCTATTTTATCCAAATGCATACGTATGGTTTGATAAAAAATCTAATCAAGCTGTTCACCTTTATCCAATTTCTATTTTAATAAGTAAGCTCGATACGTTTTTATCCATAACTCGATTTGGTGACGACTCAACTTTTCACTCTCACCTATGTTATTATTTCTGGCTTCGAGTAAAATATCGTCAATAAGCATACTAAGTGTCATATTAAATACGTATTTAAATTATAATTATAATAGTCTTAAAACGCATTTTAAGGCTTACTGTAAATTTTTATAGTATCTCAGATACACTCCTTAACAGAAACTAATAGCCTTTCTTAAATAGCTTTATAATAATTTTCCGAGCGAAGCGAAGGAACTCTGAGCGAAGCGAGGAAAATTATTAACGCATATAAATAACAAAAGCTCGTCCACTATACAGTGAGCGAGCCTCGTAGAGGTGAGCGAACGTTGTGAGCGTTGCCGAGTATTATTTCATTGGAGCTGGTACATTAGGCATAGGAGACATTGGTGGTTTTGGGAATCCTCCCATAAACATCTTCTTAGCATCTTCTATCATTTTCCTAATATCAGCAACATCATTCTTTAAATCATTTATTTCTTTACTATTGTCAATAGTATTTGTTACTATAGGATCTTCTACCTGTGCTTCTAGTTGATCTAAAATATCTTTACACTTATCCATTTCTTCATCATACTTACTTGCTGCTTCTTTTTTAGCTTTGAATTCGTTGTAGTTCTATCTAACCATATTAGCTATTTCTTCTTTGTTGGTAGCAACAGTAAGTCCTATAGAAGTATCGTTGATTATTGAACGTTCAGCTGGTACTGATAGTTTCTTAGATTCTCCATTACAACTAATAAATACATCGACTAATTTACGTCTGTTCTATCCTGGTATTGGAAACTAACCTTGCGGCAAAGCTTCATCATAAGGATTTGAAACCTAGGTAATAGAACCAAGACTATAAACAGTAGTCTTTTTAAATGTTCCTAGAACTTCCAATACGTGCACGTGATCTCCTATTTTTAATTGACTAAATAACATAATTGAATTGGTTTTAGTAGGGCTACCTTTTACAGTAGCCCTAAGTTTTTTATTAAGCAGCTGGTGCTACAATATGATTTATAGTCTGAAATACTCCAGTACGTTTATCATAGTATATTAGATATTTATTACCAGTTGAAATTTCTTCTGTCGGCATCTAATCACCAGAACCATTTAGTAATGCTTTACCACTATTAGTATTTACACTAGTTGGATTAGATGATACCTAACTAGAACTAACAGAAGTAGCTACAGATACTAGTGATCCTTCTGTTGCACCAGTAGCGGTATGATTAATATTTAATAATATTAAACCTCTGCATGGCAATTGTCTCCATTGAAATGGACATATTCCATAAGTAACAGTATTGTTAGTAGTATCTACATTAGAGAATATAGTATCTAATGTAGGTATACCACCTTGGTCAATACGTCTTACACGATAAGGATTAAAGAAAGGATTAAACATGATTACCTCCTTTCTTATTAGCAACCACAACCGCAACCGTCGTTATATCCGTATCCGTAACCAGTGAATCCACCGTTACATCCGAATGGGTTACAAGTTAAGTAAGCAGGTACTGGACAAGGACGCAACTGATTTACGATATTAGCAGTTTGAGCAGATTGAGATAGACCTAATTCAAGAGCTGACTTCTCAGCACGCAATGTGTCAATCTTATTCTGCATTTCACGCATTTCAAGTTGACAGAACTTATCGTTAATCATTTGAGTTTGTGCATCTATCTTAGCACCAATTACATTAAATTTATTAGTATTATCTGTTAACAAGTTATTGAAACCACCAGTGATTGCATTCTGCAAAGTATTAGTTTGCTGACAGATAGACAGTTTATTATCAGCACTCATTTGAGTCAAGTTCAAATTAACAGAGTCAATTGAACGTTGAGTCTGGCAGCAGCAGTTAGCCAATTGAGAAGCCAAGTTAGCATTACCAGAAGTAATAGCATTAATTACTTCACAGCTAGCCAATTTAGTATCACAAGCAATCTGACTTACGCTAGTATTAATAGTATTCAAAGCTGTCTGTACAGCATTAATATCACAATTTAAAGTATTAGACAAAGAACTGATAGCATCTTTGTTACCTTGAATAGCCTGCATTAACAGACTTGTGTTAGTATCGGTATTCAACTGAGAAGCAAGACGACTAGCATCATCACTACCTCTACCAAAACCGTTACCTCCAAAACCGCCCCAGCAGAAGAAGATTAGGATGATCCAAATCCACCACCAACCGCCGTTTCCACCGAAACCGCCGTTGTTCATCATAGCCATAAGAGCAGCAGGGTCCATATTACCTTTGTTTGCATTCTGCAAAAGTGCAGCTACACCTGGATCTATACCAGCGTTTTGTACTAAAATTTTTTCAGGTTCGTACATAGTTCTCATAAATTTTGATTAAATTAATATCTTGATATTCTTCTTTCATACATAGGTTCATATCTATGCATTCTTTCCTCTTCACGTTCACGATCTAAATATTCATCGTCTTCGTCATAGTCATAACCGTAGCGAGTCATTCTTCCTCCTCTACCTCTTCCACGTCCTCTACCACCACGAGCATAACGATACTCACGCTCTTCATCTTCATCGTCTTCAAGCATTAACATCGTCTTAGCTTCTTTGCGCAATTTATCACACATGATATAGCAATAGTAATACCACATCTTCCCTTCTTCTATGTCTTTGTCATTTAACCAGGCTTTTGCTAGTTCTACAAAGTATTTAATGTGATCACTGCTTGTCATAGTAACAACTGCACGATAATAGTCGGAACGTATCATATTGAGAGCAACGTACCAATCATACTTGTTGTATTTCTCACCTTTCAGATTGATTCCGTACTGGTTAGCGATTGAAGTAGTTTCTTCTAAACTCCAATGTTCTCCACGAGAGCCATCTTCGTTTTCCATCTTAGAGACTGCTTTTAGTGCACATTCTTCATTGAAGTGTGGACCATACATAGCCTCATGACGCTCTATTTTCAGTCTTTCTCTCATTGCATTAATTGATTTAATTATTCGACTTATAAAGTTCATTTTGATAAATCTATTATTCTAGTATTTTCTACATTGATTAACTTGTTACTGTTATCAATTTGGTACTTATAAATAGTTCGTTTTTTAAAATCAAAGTGAAGGAGTCGCTAGAACCAATTCTTATAATTACGCTTATATTCTTTCTTAGATTTAATAAATAGTGATTGAGTATTGCGAATGTCGATACTATGTGTTAGGAGCGTATCTCTTTTATTTATTACGATTGATGTCAAATTATTTGGTTTGATTTCCACTTTAAAGTCAGTTGATCTAACTACTATAGTAGTATCATGTACTACTTTCTACTCCTATATCTGTACCTATTTCAACTCCTTCTCTTTGATTTTTAATTTCTTTACTGTAGCATGTACTTCTTGTATCAAGCTATCTTTGGTTTCTTTAAATTCATCTAGAGTAAGCTATAACACTCTGTTATCATTCTTCTACTATGTTGCTAGCTATTCATAGTAAAGATAGTTATTAGTTACTCTATCTATTTCTTTATTCTTCTTATCTAGCTAGTTATTCTAATAAAAACAAATGGCAGCGAGAATCGTAATGATAATCACTGCCATTGCTTTGTAATTTCTTTTAAACCAACCGATAATGTTACTTGTTAATCTTTTTGCTAGACTTATCAGTATTGGTATCATTTGTAATAGTATTTTGTTCTTCTAAGATGTCTGTTATATCTACATCTAAATATTTTTCTGCTTTCGACTTTATAATCTTTGTGAAGAGTCTTGTAACTAATGAATTAGGTTTTAATGCTTTCCTAGATTCTAATAATGATATTATTTCTGCAAAACATACTGCTCCTGCTGCAACTTTAGCTAACACCAGATCAGCATATGTCATAAATATAAACTTATCTAATAAAGTAAATCCAGCTATCATTATAGCTGCAAATCCTAGTTTCTCAATAGTAGACCAAAACTTACCAGATTCAAAATAACTATTATGAGTTACTTGTCTACATACTTTATATCCATAGATTAAGTCTAATATTATGAATAGAAATGATACACCTATTAATGGTGCAGCTGGTGCTAGTATAGTTGCCATACCTGTTAACCAACCTACTATAGATTGATATCCATTAGCAAATATACGTCTTGCAAGATTCATTATATATAAACTTCTACTCAACACAACTTAAAATAATTTTATCTGAAATAAAAATGCTAGTCAATATTTATTACTGCTAGCATATGTTAAAGTCTCTGCAATTATATAACTATAACGTACTCATTATTCGTATGTTCTATTTCCCTTACGTATATCCAGGTAATCTAATAGCTCTTTATGTTTAATAGTTTTAGTAAGTAAAGAATAACAGTTAGCGTGTTTAAACCATCCTATGTAGCTAGCCATTTTTCTTCTATAATATTTGTAGTTAGTACTTCTTTTATTCAGTTTAGCATTCTTCTTACAATATCTTTTCTTTAATGCCTTTCTAACTAAAGTAAAGTTATGATATATTTTATATCCAACAAAATCTATACTTCTACTTTCTACTGGGAATACCTAATAGTTATTCTTTAACTATAGTTTTAAGTTATCTTTTAAATACTACTTTATATCTCTAAGTAATGTCTACAAAGACTCTTTATCTTTATAAAGTATTACTATATCATCTGCATATCTATAATAATACTTTATGTTTTTATCTTCTTTAACCCAGTGATCAAAGTAAGATAGATATAGATTAGCAAAGAACTAAGATAAGTAATTACCAATAGGCACTCCATCTGACGAATCTATTATTTCATCTAACAGCTATAACAGTTCTCTATCTGATACCTTTATTCTAATTATCTATTTTAATATATCGTGATCTACTGAAGGATAAAACTTTCTAATATCTATCTTAAGACAGTATTTAGTATTCTCTCTATCTTTCAGATCATGCTGTATCTACTTAAGTACTTTATGGATTCCTCTTTTCTTAATACAACTATAAGTCTAAGGTATCATCTAATTAATCCACAAAGGTTCCATCACATTCATAATAGCATGATGTACTATACGATCTGGAAAGTAAGGTAATTTGAATATTATTCTTTCTTTAGGTTCATATAACTTAAAAGTAAAATACTCAGAAGTTTTATAAGTATGATTTACTAACATATCTTGTATCTACTTACAGAATCCTTCTATATCTTCATCTACCTTCTTTACATCATCTCTATGAGTTTTATTCTTTCTAGCATTATGATGTGCTAGCTTTATATTATCTAAATCTGTTATCTTCTAATATAAATTCTTAAACTTCTTCATAGTCTGAAATTACAAAGAGCTTTCGATATTTCGCTACTAACCCTTAATAAATTATTTATATCTTTTACCAAGTGGTAAGGTCCTTCTCAGTAGTTGGCTATTATATGATAGGCTGAAAATATTGTGATACGCAATTTCATTGAACTGATATTAGCATTGGAATTACTAACCTCATTATTGGAATTAAGATTGAATAGACCTGCTTTACTGCTATTGTCAGAGTTACTACTTTTTTACTTAAAACTAATAATGCATACTCGTTCTAATTCTAGAGAAGCAACCTGTGGGTATTACTTAACTATACCGTATTGCATAATTAAGTCATTACTCCGCCCACGGGAGATATGTTAATCGAGAACCGATATAAGCATAGGAACCACCAACCCCACCACCGGAATGCAGAAAGAACAGACCCGCCCCACCGCCATTGCCAGAGCCACCACCGATTAACAAACAATGTTCTGAACCATCAGTATTATCCCAGTTATAATCACACCAGTATGTAGTTTCTGAACCACCTGAAACAGATACAGCAAAGAAATCACAAGTAGGTGTAGCCTTAATCTCAGTTTTATAACCATTGCTGACCATTGTACTAGCACATAAAGATTTGTAACTAGCATTTTTATTAGTTGCAAACTAATCTGGTTTCACAGATTTATACCAAGTTCTATAATTATTACTATACACGCTAATAACATCATCTGTATGTTTCCATATATGACCAAACGGATTTTCAATTCCTCTATATCTGTTACATTTACGTGTAATAGTAGAAGTATTTGATCCAGACTAATCAGTCTATTGTATAGTTACAGTAACTTCACCAGAACCACTACCTAAACTATCAGAACTTCCTGTTGGTATAAACGACCAAGTTTGAGCTCCGTTGATAGTTGCTGTTCCTGTAGTACAACCAGAACCCAATCCACCTTGTCTAAATCCTTCAGGAGTTAGTTCAGTATTAACCGCTTTTTGTGAATTTCTAGTAGCATATTCTACTAAGAACAAATGACATATAGCTCTATGTTCTTCATATGTATAAAGATTCCATTTAGCTTCTCCGTCAAACCCATTGGCTCTAGCCCAAGTTCTGCCATTGGTTCTGTTAAAATTAACAGTAGGTAGTTGATCTTTTACACTAACTAATTTATCGCTACTTTTATACACTTCATATGCGCTAACATATGCTTCTTTATGATGATTCCATCCTGGTTTAGCATGCGGACATATTTTTAAATTGTGTGTTTTTGTACTAGGAGAATAATCATCGGTATACCAAAATTCTGGTATTCTAATCATTATATTATCTGAACTTGCACTAACTATAGACCACTAATTATTATTGGCGTTTGCATACAATGTTTTCTAAAACTAGTCATCTATAGGCAATATAATTTCTGAAACGGTGTCTTCAATATTAGTAATATCAAACGGCTTCATCATACTCTATATAGGTAGTGTTCTATGCATATCCATATTACCAATACGAACACAATCTGGATTAGAAGATGTTTCTGACCAAGATACACCATACCAATCTTCTAATTGATCTCCTTCTATAGTGATAATAGAAGTATTAGGTAGCGCTGATGCTAGTTTTATATCATAATCTACAATAAAATGGTTAACGTTTCTCTCTATTTTTTTATAAGTAGCTACATTTTCCCAAATGTATCCAACATACCATATTTGCAGATTATCTCCATTTACATAAGCTCTAAGTCTACCTCTATTAGCAAAATCAGAACTACATCTAACTTTATAGTTAACAACTGTAGGAGAAAATGAACCAAATACTTCAATATCTCCATACAAAGTTACATTGCCGTAATCAACAGCAGAAGTAGCTCTAACGGTAATACCACATTTAATATATACACTATCAGTAGTAGCAGTATTTCTAGTCAATTCTATTATTTTAAAATATATATTATCGTTTGAACTAGTTTGTAATGATTTATTAGCTTTACTCTAAGAAAATTGATCACTATGGTAGCCATCTACCATATCTGCATTCAGATTGGTACATAGAGTAGTAGAAGATACTTGTATAGGAGCAGTTCCAGTAGCTACTTTAGATTTAAAATATCCAGTATTAATAACATTACCAGAATTATCAACAACTAGTTCTGTTATAGTTTGTCCTTGTTTTTGAATTCTAAATCCACTATCGGACTTAGTAGTTATATCCCAGAATTCATCTCCACTCTTCAATCTAACTACTGCCCATCTAGAAGACGGTACAAAAATATTGCTATACAAATTAATATCAGATGTAGTTTCAATAGTTAAACTACCAGTCATAGTATCACCAGCTTTCTTTACATAAGTGGTAGTAGGATCTACACCTAATGCACTAGTTACATTATTCTTAGTTATACTGATAGTACCACCATCTGCTAGTGTTATATTACTACCTATCTTAACACCACCTAATGCACTAGCTGTAGCAGCAGGTAATACATACTTATTAGCTTCAGCTTCAATAGCAGCTAGTTTATTCTTTTCAGGGGTAGTATAGTCATTAGTACTAAGACCTTTACCTTCAACTTTATCTACTTTTTGAGTATACAGTTGATTAACATCATTATTTAATGCATCTTCTACACCTGTAGCTCTTTCTACTTCATTTGCGATAGCTGTAGCATTAGCAGACTCAGCACCTTTAGCTCTAGTTACTTCACTAGCTAAATCACTAGTTAATTTCTATTCTGCATTCTCAGCTCTAGTCTATTCGGCTATTACAGTAGTATCTGTATATGACTTAGCCTGTTTAATAGCATTAGCTATAGAACCAGTAGTAGATTCATTACCATTAATAATAGTAAGTTTATCTTCATTTACTTTTACTCTATTAGATAATGAAGATACATTGTTATTAATAGTAGTATCAGCTTGAGTTCTATCAAGTATCTCTTGAGCTAAGTTATCAGCTACTTCTTGAATACTTCCTTCAATAGCTGTAGTATCAAATGAACCTGATAAAGCATCCCAACCATCTTCAGTCCATACTACATTAGTACCAGCATCATAATGCTTACCGCCCAAGTTAAACGCATTAGTAATATTATATACATCACCAACTACATTATTATCTTTAGGTAGAGCTTCAAATGTACTAGATCCTTTTACTTTATAAGCACCAGATAGTTTAGCATCTACTTGTGCTTTAGTATAAGTATCAGACTTATCTGCTTTTAATGCTAATGCTGCATTAGTTGCATTAGTATGATCAGTAATCTTATTGTCTAGCTCTTCTTCTTTAGCTTTTGCTCTATTAGTTTCTACTAAGATAGCTGCATTTCTATCACTAACTTCTGTAGCAATAGCTTCTTTTCTATCTTGTATCTCTTTGTTTATAGCATTAGTATGTTGAGTATCTATCTAAGTAGATCTATCAATTTCATTCTGTAAGTTAGTACTAATAGTCTATTCAGCAGATTCAGCTCTATTCTTCTCAGTAGCTATATCATTGCCTAATTTAGTTTCAGCAGCACGAGCAGTAGAAGCTTCTTT